TCTTTGAACCATTACATCTTTATTAAATTTACCATCTATCTTACTAATATACATTGCATTACGAGGATTAAATACAATTTCACATCTATGCAGAAATTCTGTATTAAGTATATGGAAAATATTAAGGACATCGCCATCAAAATCTGCACACAATGGTTTTAATACTTGTAATGAAATACTCATAGTAAGTGTTTTTGTAAATCCTATACAATATACCTGCAATATTGCGTTTATTCATTATAGATCGTTACTCTATAACAGTTCTCTCTTTGAACTTCCCATACATTACATATGGATACTCGACTATATCTTCACCACCTATACTATTACCATATAGAAGGTGCTACGCGTTTCGATTTAATAGTTTTACTTATAGCTAATATCACTATAATACTAACCACTTGGCTCTACTCTACTCATTTACTCTTATAAGTATTTCCCTTATAATACACTTTCGATAGTCTGTGAACCTTTCTCTTACGAGACTTGGATGCTGATTGTGCAATTAAGCATGTCCCAGCAATTAACGTAGTATTTTTAACTAAACATTTCTATTTAGCTGACCCAATTTCTTAAGCCGTAATTTATTGTCGTTATCTTCACATAGGTCGTTAATCTATGCAGTTCTCTGATGAACTTCTCTAGGTGTTACCTAGAAGACGAGACTATACTTCAATCTAATAATAATTAGACCTTGATTCTTTCGGAATTCACTTGAATCCTACTCCCATTTCAGGGACAGTCGTTGAACGTTCTCTTATATAATAAGAGCTTCGCTGCTGATTAGACATTATACCAATCCTTAGGACCTATATACTATTTATATAGGCTTTTATTTCACCATAGATCATCTCTCTACTTGTTTCTATCTTTCGATTCCATATAGGCAAGAGAGCTTTAGCCTTTCCCAGCAATTAAACCAAATTCTCCCTCTTAGTCACCTAAAAAGGAGCCCTACTATTTTAATATAAGGATTTCTATTAATTATCACGGGTATACCACCATTAGGATGGGACTTTATAATCATATTGATTATTTCTCCTATCCTTTCATCATAAGTTGCAATGGCATTCTTCCACCAGTCATATGCTTCTGATGGAGATATATTATATGATCTCATTAATATGTTTTCTATTTGTTGTTGAAGACATATTACTAATTCTGTATAAGGTAATTTAACCTGATCAATTCTTAAAGTTGGATCTTGTGCTATAACTGCTCTACATGCATAATTATATCTCGTTGCATTCATATGGTACACTACACCATACAGTTCTCTTATGAACTTCCCCATCATTATAATGGGATACTAGACTATATCTTACATCTTTCGATGTCTTTCGTTTCGATTTAAGAGGACTTACATTGGGTCTAAGAACGCCTCACCAGTGATTTCGGCTCTACGTTGTCACCAACTAGTCGTTGAACACAATCTGTTTATAACAGATCTTCGTAACTGATTACCCTGTCGAACTTTAGGGCTTCCCAGTTTTAGAAAGAATAGTACTTGAATAAATTCAAGCAGCCGTTACATATACAGCACCCACCAGCATACGCAGTACTCCCTTCTTTCCAGAAAGGATATTCAAGATCTCATCGGTTAATTCCTTAAACTTCATCTGAGTATCATATAATTTCAAGTTTTTAGTTTTTGGATCATTATCCATTCTTCTTTGATCTTTATTGATTAAAGCAACGTTCTTATTTATTATTGTATAATAACCATTGGTTGGTTCAAAATACATATAACCATCCTTTATATCAGATGGTCTAAGATGTGTTGTAAATACAGGAATAGAATGGATAAATATAATATCTCTATAATGTTGAATCTCATTATAATATTCAATCTTTTTTGGATATAATTTAATATAATAATCTAATATTTCATCAAACCTTTCATAGAATTCCATCATACCAATTCCATAAAATGGTTCTTTATCTGGTTTAAAAGAACATGGTCTATCATTATTACCATGCTCATCTACATCTGGTGAATAATGTAGCATATTTTTTAATTTGGAACCCTTGATTTTCTTTCGATCTTCATTATATTTAGAAGCTCCAAATATATAATCCAAAGTATCATAAAACTTTGGATGTATAAGATGATATTTATCTTTTAAGATTATCCATCCAAACATCTTAAAATCATCATCTACAAATCTACATATTGTTCTACATACTGGACATTCTATTCCGTGATTAATATGAGACTTCAAATAACCACATTCGCAAGAATATCTATCTGCATATGGATTTTGATCTCCTAATTTCTGACCAAACTTAGATGAATAAATACCATCCGGATTTTTCATCTCTTTCTTATTTGATCCTTTAGGTTTTGTAATTTCAAAACCACGACCAGATTCAATATCTAACTTACATTCTAAGTCTAAATCTATGACTTCTATTTTAGTCATATAATCATATTCATTAGAATTTGGATAAGTAAGATTGATTGGAATATTGTGTTTCTCACGATATTCTTGTTCTTCTTTCTGTTCTGCTATAATGTCATCAAACAATTTATTATGCATCCCCTTTCTTTATATAATATTAATGGATAACAAATTCTCTGGTTGAATTCAATGCTGCAGATAATTCGTTACATCTTTTATGTAAAACTTTTGAAATCGCTTGTCTAAGCTGATTTTCAGTTTCACCATCTAATTTAGTATAATCTATTACTACCTTATCTACTGTTTGTGTTTTAATTAACGAATTAATTTCGTTATATGAATCTAATAATTTATTATCATCTACATATGACATATCTTTATTCTCCTATATATAGTATATAATCTTATATTAATTTGTTGATTATTTGTTATTTTTCTACTTTTTTATTAGTATATTTAATAATTATATTTTTAAACTTACATTTATCTATACAAACTTCACTTCTATATAAATATAGTATATTATTAAAAGAAAGGTTGGCGAAATGTATGAAAAACATCAAAGATACTCTCAAAATTTCATTTAAACATTTCAAAACTATATGTAATCATAAGCAGTGGGTTTCATATTATGGTAGAATTGCAGGCTTGTCAAGATGGCAAACCTTTATTCACGACTTATCTAAATTTTCATATATAGAATTTTCAGAAAGTGTTAAATATTATAGTGGAGATAGATCTCCAATAGACAATTGTAAAGCAAAAAATGGTTATTCACTAGCATGGCAACACCATAAAGGTAGAAATCCTCATCATTATGAATATTGGATGGATAATTTTGATCAAGGAACCACCCCAATTAGAATGCCTTATAAATATGCCGTTGAAATGTTGTGTGATTCTCTAGCCGCTGGACAAACATATTCAAAGAATCAAAATATTAAATTTTCTTATACTGATGAACTTAAATATTTTATAAATAAATTTGATAATGGGTGTGCTATGCATATAGATGATCAGAAATTTATTTATCTTGTTCTTAGAAATTTAAAAAACATTGATAATATAAGAGTATTAGACAAAAAGAATATGAAATTTATATTAAAAGATAAATTCTTCAGTAAAGAAATATTAAAAGATTTATACGACTATTCTTCTATTTTATCAGATGAAGAATATTATATTATTAGAGAATCTGTAGAATCTGATTTTAATAAAAAAAGGAGAGTGAAAAAGTGAGTTACGATAGAGTCCCAATAAATCCAAATGATATAGAAGAAATTTGGGCATCTAATAATAATTCCGAAAGAGCAGATAAATTATATACAAATTTAGCTATACCATCATATGTACATTCATATTCTCTAGCAATAGATTATATGTATAAATGGTTTGAAAGTAAATTTGAAAAGAATTTTTTTGTTGGTGGAATATATGTAGATGGAAAACATGTATTAGATGACTATAAAAATAAATTTAAAAGACAAATCATAAAAGGACAGCAACCAAGAGCAAGAATAGAGCCTAGAATAGAACACGATTATGATAGAGAAGGATTAGATAATTATCAAGCTCCCGTTACAATGTATACTAGAAGATCTAATTTAAATAATTCATTCTTTAGAGATTATGATAGAGATTTATTCTTAGGTCTTAATATGAGAGCTTTGAGGATGGATTTTGGTTTTAAAGTTAGAGTAAATACCAGAGCTGAACAATTAGATTTATCTCAAAGGATGGAATTATATTTTAGAGTAGGAGCTACACAATATGAAGATATTAGTGCAGATTTCCACGTACCAAAAGAAATAATTCTTAATATTGCTGATAAAGCGGGGTTTGAAATAAAGAAGGGTGAAGTTGTAGATATTGTGGATTTTCTTCATTATCTCAATAATCATTCAGATGTTCCATTTTTATTTAAGATACGAGCAATAAATAAGAAAGCAGAATTCTTTATTAGAATGAATGGTTTATATACTCATATTGCTGTAAAAGACAAATTACAATTAGATGATGGTGAAAGAAATGGTAAGCTTGATATGTATTATCATATCGAAATGAATGCTGTATTAACTATACCTGTGCCACAATTCTATGCATATTATTCCGGATCAGATCTTACTATAAAAATTACACCTAAAGAAGCATCTTCTGGTACTGTAGCTATATATAGTATTAATATGGTAGATATACCTAAAGTCGATGAGAATGGATGGCCTATCGGAGCTATTACTCAATATGCTACAGATAAAGGTGAGACTACAATGGATTTATCCTCGTTATTTACTGGAGAAAATGTATTAACTAAGACTATTAATCATGATCTAGTAAATGGAGTATCGCCAAGTCACTTTATTAATGTTAAAGTATTTACAGAAGCGGACTTAGCCAAAAGAGTTCCAATTAGAATGGATTGGATAAATAAAGTTGCTTACTTTAATACTCCACAAGATGAAGATATATTAGATATTGCAGTATATTATGATAGAGATTATATGAACGAATTAGATATATCTCTAGAGAATTTAAATAATAATAGAATATCAGAATCCAATCTTAATAAATCAGAATATAGAGATAAGTATTTTGATAAAGAAGATAAAGATATATCAGATGATAGACAAGCAAAGAAAAAATAAACAAGAGAGCAGGGTATTAATTTACCCTGCTCTCTTCTTACTAGATAATATTCTATTAGTATTATATTCTCTACATATATCTTTTACTATTTCTGGATGTAATATTATTGGATTATCATCTATTAAACATTCACAATATAAAATACCATTTATATCTTTTATTTTTTCTAGATATAAATTATCTGTAAGATATGTATGAATAATAATTTTATTATTTAAAGCTATACGTGGTATTATATTTAAACTCTCTTCTAATTCCCAATTTGATTGTTTTCTATAACGATATGTATCATATGCTATATTCCAATATTTACACATATCTACCATAGATTCAAACTTATTACCTAAATGATCATATACATATTCTATTTTACCTTCTAGACATTCTTGTAATGATTCACCTTTATATTTTTTATTTTTATAAATATAATACTTTACGCCCCAATACTCACACATCTCTTTTTCTGTATTAAATTTATTACCTTTATGATCATATACATATATACCTTCTAGACATTCTTCTAATGACCAACCTAATTTCTTTCTACCATGATAAGTACAAGAATCTATATTCCAGTATTCACACATCTCTTTTTCAGTATTAAACTTATTACCTTTATGATCGTATACATTACCTTTACCTTCTAGACATTCTTCTAATGTCCAACCATAGCGTTTTCTACAGTAAAATACACTAGTAGAATTTATGTCCCAATATTTGCACATATCTTTTATAGATTTAAACTTATTACCTTTATGATCATATACATATTCTATATCTTTACCTTCTAGACAATCTTGTATTGACCAACCACGGCATTTTCTTCCATTATATACACTACATTTTATACCCCAATATTTGCACATATCTTTTATAGATTTAAACTTATTACCTTTATGATCATATACATATTCTATATCTTTACCTTCTAAACAATCCTGTAACGACCAACCATAGCGTTTTCTGTTTTGATATATACTATATTTTATATTCCAATATTTACACATTTCTTTTTCTGATTTAAACTTATTACCTTTATGATCATATACATTACCTTTACCTTCTAGACATTCTTCTAATGTCAAACCGATATGTTTTCTACTAATAAATGTAGTGTACTTTACGCCCCAATACTCACACATTTCTTTTTCTGTATTAAACTTATTACCTTTATGATCAATAACCATATATAACCTCCTTTAAAAATATAAACACAGAGGAATTAATCCTCTGTGTCATTTTTATGTAATTTGATAATTCTCTCTATATTATATTCTCTACATATATCTTTTACTATTTCTGAATGTAATATTATTGGATTATCATCTAATAAACATTCACAATATAAACTATTATCTATAGATAATAGTTTTTCTAGATATAAATTATCTGTAAGATGTACGTCAATTATATATTTATTATCTAGAGATATATGTGGTATTATATTTAAACACTCTTCTAATGCCCAACCATAGCGTTTTCTAGCTTTATATATGTTATATTTTATACCCCAATATTTACACATATCTTGTAATGTATTGAACTTATTACCTTTATGATCATATATGTATTCTATATCTTTACCCTCTAGACATTCTTCTAATGACCAACCTTTTCGCTTTCTTCCCCCGTATACATTATAATTTATACCCCAATATTTACACATATCTTGTAATGTATTAAACTTATTACCTTTATGATCATATACATATGTGATATCTTTGCCCTCTAGACATTCTTTTAATAACCAACCATTGTATTTTCTCCATTTATATGTATTACATTTTATACCCCAATATTCACACATTTCTGCTTCTGATTTAAACTTATTACCTTTATGATCATATATATATATAATATCTTTACCTTCTAGACATTCTTCTAATGACCAACCACTGTATTTTCTTCCATCATATATACTATAATTTATATTCCAATATTTACACATTTCTGCTTCTGATTTAAACTTATTACCTTTATGATCATATATGTATTTACCTTCTAAACAATCCTCTAATGTCCAACCGGTATGTTTTCTTCCTTTATATACACTATAATTTATATTCCAATATCTGCACATTTCTTTTTCCGATTTAAACTTATTACCTTTATGATCATATATGTATTTACCTTCTAAACAATCCTCTAATGTCCAACCTAATTTTTTTCTATGATAATATACATCATAATTTATACCCCAATAATCAAACATATCTTTTTTAGTATTAAACTTATTACCTTTATGATCAATAACCATATATAACCTCCTTTAAAATTATCCAGGAGAAATTAATCTCCTGGATAATAAATTAAATTAAGCAATCCCTAATATATCCAATACTTTAGTTACAGATATATTTTTCATAGCAGCACAAACTGCTAATGGTGTATTATAATCTTCTGTTCCAATATAAAGAAGTTTTTCTATATCATAGAAAGGATAATTGATTTTCTTTCTTTTAAGAAGATCAATAAACCAATTATAAAAATCTTTCTTTTCTTTTCCATAAAACTTCTTTAAATCACTATTAGAAATAGGATAAATAATGTGATTATTTAGACACCATGCTCTAAAGTGTGTTTCCAGAACCCAATGACATTTAAAAGATAATAATTCGCCTTCAAGTTTAGCAATCTTTTCCCTTTCAGTTGCAAATCCACCTACAGGATTTAAACATTCCTCGGTTATCATGCTAGGATTCTTAGATTCTTTTCTAGGATCACCAATTTCATAAATCTTACCAGTTTCTTCATTGTATTCTAAATCAGTAAGGTCGCCATTTTCATCAACAATATTATTGTCATCATCCATATAATAATTAGTATGAATATAAGCATTATTCTCTGGATCATAAACTACGAGATTATTATCTTCATCTAATTCATAATCTGTAAGATATTTATTATTCTTTCTTTTACAGTAACTAGGACGAATATCAAATACTGCCTTTCTATGGATATTATCAACAATATCAAATACTAATGGTGTTTTTGAAGAACCTGATGATAATGCTCTACCAAACTGCTGAACGTAGATAATATTCGAAGATGTTCCTCTATACATTAGAATGCCAGAAATATTATTAACATGATAACCCATATTAAGCATATCTATACAAGCTATAATATCAATATTATTTTTTCTTCTTTTTAGTGAGTTTAATCTTTTACCTACATCTTTGGACTCTTTTGAATTTTTACTAGATACTCGCATTGTATTAATTTTGTGATCTGGATATGCCACTTCAAACCAACTAATGACATCATCTAATTTTGAATCCATTTGGTTGATAGATGAAAAGAATACTATAAACTTCATATAACTAGTACTAGTATATTTGTCACAATATTCTTTTATAATTTCACTCATATCAATCTCATCAATTTTTCCAGCTTCAAGAACTCTCGATTTGAATATAGTAGATCTCACTGGATCATCTCCAATCTCTTCACCAACAGTAAGTGCAGTTTCTGTTAATTTCTTTGGAGAATTACAAGTATCATATGCACAATATACGTAGTTTGGAGACTTGATTATTCCATCTCTCATAGCATCAATAATAGAATATGGATAAACCATAACATTATTAAAAAAGATAGAAGCTATATCCATACCATCGGATCTTATAGGAGTTGCAGTGAGCCCAATGTAATTAGTTTTCTTCAATCTGCCTAAAATTCTTTCTATATTATATTTAGCTTTTCTTCCACCCATTCTATGAGCTTCATCAAATATAATAAGATCATACTTCTGCTTCAAAAGATCTTCAATTTCATCATCTTTTAAAATAGCAAGCTTCATATAAGTCATCATTGTACAGTTAGGAATTTTAGATATAGCTTTAGATGTATTAATGGTCTCTTCATCTGCACCATATTCATCTTCCTTATCAACAAGATCCATATATCTATTTTCTACAGTAGATTTAATAATCTCTGCAGGATATACATATAAGACCTTTTTATAGTCCTTAATAAGTTCTGTTGCAAGATAAGTTTTACCAAATCCTGTACATCTAAGGACAACAACCTTATGTTTCTTCTGGAGCTTTTCTCTAGCATCCATTAATGTTTTGTATTGCTCTTTAAATTTTTCACTCATAGATTTGCTCCTTTCTCAAGCAACTTTATTCTTACTAGATAATATTCTATTAGTATTATATTTTCTACATATATCTTTTACTATTTCTGAATGTAATATTATTGGATTATTATTCAATGTACATTCACAATATAAACTATTATCTATAGATAATAGTTTTTCTAGATATAAGTTATCTATAAGATATGTATGAATAATTTTATTATTGCCTAAAAATATGTGTGGTATTATATTTAAACACTCTTCTAATGTCCAATCAAAGCGTTTTCTATTATTATATGTATTATAATTTACGCCCCAATAATCACACATATCTTTTTCATTATTAAACTTATTACCTAAATGATCATATATATATATACCTTCTAGACATTCCTCTAATGTCCAGTCTTTGTATTTTCTATCTTTATATGTATTATAATCTATACCCCAATATTCACACATCTCTTTTTCTGTATTAAACTTATTACCTTTATGATCATATACATATATATCTTTACCTTCTAGACATTCTTTTAATGACCAATCTTTGTATTTTCTACTAGCATATATACTATACTTTACACCCCAATACTCACACATCTCTTTTTCAGCATTAAACTTATTACCTTTATGATCATATACATATTTACCTTCTAGACATTCCTCTAATGTCCAGCCACGGCGTTTTCTATCTTTATATACATTATAATCTATATTCCAGTATTTACACATATCTTTTTCAGTATTAAACTTATTACCTTTATGATCGTATACATTACCTTTACCTTCTAGACATTCTTCTAATGTCCAACCATAATGTTTTCTACTGTAAAATGCACCAGAATTTATACCCCAATATTCACACATTTCTTTTTCTGTATTAAACTTATTACCTTTATGATCATATACAACTTTTTTCTTACTCATATATAACCTCCTTCCTCAATTAAAACAGATTTATATAATAAATATATTTATCAAGTATATAATTATAAAGATATTTTACTCTACTGCTTCATTTACATTTGCAAGTTTTGTTAAAGAAGATTTAGGTGCTTGCAACTCCTCTAGACTAGTAATATAAACTTATACCTCTTTCCATTCAAATCTTAATAAACCAATCACTAATCCAGAATCAGCAACTGTAGGCTTTGAATAGAATTTATATTCGTAAAGTTTCAAGAATTTGGCATTTTCGCCAAATATATTATATATCTTCTGTACAAATACTTTATCCCTTATGAGCTTTTTATGTTTTGTTGCAAAATTAATTTTATCTTGCAAAGATCCCCTTAATATTTCAACTTCAACGTGAATATAATCTGGAAACTCTCTAATTCCATTGATATAATTACAAGAATAAATATTTATTCTTTCATAATCATCAACAGATGGTAGATCTTTTTTGTAAAATTTACAAAGATCTTTTTCCATCTGTTTCTTACTAAGATCTTTATCTATAACAGCATTTATATAATTCCGCAGATCCAGATCACAAATATAATCGATAGTTTTAATAAATTCAAATACTTCAGGATTAGTTTCTGGCGTAATATCGTGAGAAAGTAATCTATTTATTTCGCTCAATTTGAATGAATCTGTAATATTATTTAAATAATCAACAAATTTATTAAAATATTCAGGTGAATTTTCTTTGATCTCCTCCAAGATTTCCATTATATCTCTTTTTTTCTTTTCCTTCTCAATAACATCAGATACAGAAATATATACTTCTTGTTGGCTCTTGGTTTTAATTATTTCGAATATTTCAGGATTAGTTTCTGGCGTAATATCATATTTGAATAATCTATTCATCTGTACCATTTTGGTACCGCAAATATCGAGTGTTAAATATTTAAGATATTCAGGTGTATTCTCTTTGCATTTTTCAATTTCTCTATTTTGTGTTTGCTCTCTCATCATTTTTCTATTCATATTTACCTCGGCTTTCTCCCACTTTATTTATAGATGCGGGATTTCATCTAATTATATTTTATGGTTATTTCTATATTTATAATATATAATCATAAATATGAAGATTTACATATTATATAAAGGAGGGGTTTATTATGAAAAATATAAGAGAATATTATGAGATAGAAAGTGATAGTCACGTAGAGAGTAATTTTAAATCTTTAAAAGAAGCTAAACAAGCTGCAAAGATATATAAGAAACAGAAATATACAGAAGAAAAAATAAAGATATATAAAGTATCTGGAGACAATAAAAAACTAATAGAAAAGGTATAAAAAAGAAACACCTCTATCACATAGATATAATAGAGGTGTATTTATTATATAAAAATAATTATATGTACACAGGTGTGGATTAATCATTCGGATAGTCTGGGTCAATTAATGACATATAGTCATCAGCAGAAAGGTTAGAAGCAAACAAATCTCTTTGTTTAACTGCTATTATTTGTTTTATTGTTAATCCTATAAACCCAGGAAACTTATTGTTTAAATAAGCTATCGGAAATTTATATTCATCCATACTTTCATCCTCCTTCTTATATTATTTGATATATAATACATGCTACGTTTCTATATCAAATATATAATATCTAATTAAATTAGAAAATAATCGGAGGATAGAGGTATACCGTGTAGGTATACCTCTAAATTTTAAATTTTAACAATTATGTAAATAGGTCCGGTGGCTTCGTTATCCCCAGAGGTCGCTGAATTTATTACAATATACTTCTTCTCAAAAAAGATTCTCCTAGGGGTTATCAATACCCCTAGGAGATCTATTGTATTTTACACACCATAATCAGAATTTAAATTTTGTCTATTGATTTCATCAATGATTTCTTTTTCCTTTATATCTCTTTGTAATTCATAATTTGTAGTATATGGAACTTTTCTAGTGTTTGTGGTTCTTTTTATAGAAGTTCCTATTTTTATTGCTCTTCTTCTTTCTTGGCGTTTCCTAAATTTATAAGAAGGGAGAGGAGCAGATAATCCATTATCTGTCATATATTTGTCCCCCATTATTCATTGATTTTTACCCATTTACCAGTTTTCTTTGATCTAGGTCTACCAGATTTATCATAATATATATCATCATCTACAACTTCAACCGATGGATCATTATCTGGATCTAGTTCTTCCTCTTCATCTTTCTGAGGATTAAGTTCAGCCAATTCCTCTTCAGTTGGCACCCCTAATTCTTCATCTTCACCAACAGGAAGATCTTCTTCATTTGATACTTCTACATATTTATCTTGATCGGAGAATTCTTCTGTGAGTTCTTCTTCTCTTTCTTCTAATTCTTCTAATATCTTTTCACTAGCAGATATTGATATAACTCTAGCTTTATCATGTATATTATCTTGTATATCTGAATCACCTTCAACAAGTTTCTTAATAAAGTTTTCAACGAAACTTCTATTCTCTAATAAAGATAATACGGCTTTAGTAAAGAAATCCATATTCTCTGTATTCTTTTTCTCTACCACCTTCTTTACATAATTCCAACATATATCATATATTTTTTTTATTAGAGCTATTTCTACTTTTTCTAGATCAACTTCAGATAAATCTTTAAAATCATCAAATTTAAATGATTTTATAATTTCTAATACCATATTAACAAGTTCATTAGATAACCCATCAAGAAATCTTTCAGCTTCTTTTTTATCTCCAGATCTTTTTACAGAATATAATACAAATACAACTGCGATTATAGCGATTACACCAAGCCCAATAAGAGCTAATAATAAATCATTATTCATATTAAAGCATCCTCCTTAATTTTTATAATTTTTAAAGATTTATTATTTAAATGTAGAGAATACCTATATTTTTACAAAAAAAATAAACAATGTAAAGAATCACCACTAATACATATTAGTAAAAGAGGTGATTCTATAATATTATCAACCTGAAATTATTACAGGATAATCAGGATCAATTAAAGACATATAAATGTCAGTATTTAATCCTATTCTTTTTGCTGTTAAAAGGTCTCGATTTTCAACAGCTAAAATTTGCTCAGGTGTAAGTAATATTTGGGTTGTACTATTAGCAAATTTTATGGGAGATTTCCCACCAAAGAATTCAATAAACATATCGATCACCTCTTTTTTTTTAATTATTAAAAGAGGATCTGGCTTCTATATATGTTTATTATATTTATAATATCTAATTCAAAATTACAATAGTAGAGATATACTTATATAGTATATCTCTACTAATTTCACATTATGGTAAAATAGATATAACTATATTTCTATGGAGGTTATATATGAAAAATAAAAATAACTCAAATTTAAACTTCGATAGAAAGGAGAACGCGCCAGAATTTTTAGACGATGATATATTCTATGGATTAGATTTAGATGATGATCAAAAACATTTCAGAGATGCTATCTGGAACTCAGAAAAAATTGCAATTATATGTAATTCTAAAGCTGGAACGGGAAAGACTACTATAGCTTTGGGAGCAGCTAATCTTTTATATCAATATGGATTTTATAATAAGATTACATATATTATATCTCCTACTCAAGAGCAAAGACAAGGATTTTTACCAGGCGATCAAACATCTAAAACTGAACCTTATATGCAACCATTAGTAGATGCTTTATTAACTCTTGGGATAAATCCAGGAACTAGTATTATATCAGAAAATAATATTCAATCTCTTAAAAATGGTACAGCTTATATAGAATTTATGGCAGATACATATTTAAGAGGAGTAAACTTTGATCATAAGGTTGTTATTATAGATGAAGCTCAAAACTTCTATTTTGATGATCTTAAAAAGACATTAACCAGAATACATGATAATTGTAAAGTTATTCTAATTGGTCATACAGAACAATGTGATATTTATAAGAAACCAGAAAGGACAGGATTTGGTCCTTATTTAAAAGCATTCAGTAACTGTAAAGATAGTAGAATAGAAATATGTAATCTTACAATTAATCATAGAGGATGGTTTAGTGATTTCTGCGATAATGTAGAATTAACACCAATGATATAAAAAATAAACCCCAGTAGATATTGCTCTACTGGGGTATTCTTTTATGAATTAAAAGTCTCATTGTAAGCTTTCATAGATATAATAATATCATATGGTTTCTTACCATTGATAGCTTTCATTAAAATTTTCTTTGTTATATCATCTTCTACATTCTTCTGGATATACATATAAGCTTTCCAATAATCAGAGTTTAACATCTGACATATTACAAAGTATATTTTATTTCCTAAAGTAGAAGATAACACCGCATTATATACATCCTCAATAATCTCAGGATCATTCCACTTAGAAGTATCTAAAGGAATTATCTTATCGAGATGAAATGTATCAAAGATAGCACTTTCAGTTTCAGGAGATTCTTTATGAAGATAATAATAATGCACAAAATAATGTACAGCTTTAGGAAGCATGAATAATACAGCTTCTTTATTGGTATTAGTAGAATTAGTAAAATTAATTTTGTCCTCCATTGATGCACAATACTCTTTGGTTACATGGTTGCTCCAGATCCAATTAATTTCTTTTGAAGTATATGTAGTTTTCATACGATACTCGCTTTCTCCCACTTTATTTATAGATGCGGGAACTCATCTAATATTTTTATTGTTATCTACATATATAATATATAATCAAAAATAAACACTTTTGCAAAAAATAAATACCCAGGTAGAAATTAATCTACCTGGGATTATTTTTAATCCTCGTCATTTGATGACCCACAACATTTTTCATTATAAGGGCAAAAATTACAATCTTGATCATCATATTCACCGGTTTCCCAACAATGATCATAATTATCAGAATCCATTGGTCCCATAATAGTACCTCCTTTATATATTATACCATTGTAATATATAATTATTTAATTCTTTCCAGTACTTCCAATTCCACCACGATTTTCATTATCTAATCTATCAACCAATTCAATATTAATATCTCTATTTTTTACTATTCTAAATTGACAAATTCTATCATTAATATTGATTTTGGTACTTTTTAATGCTATAGCCGGAAAATGCCAAATATCATCATCCCCACAATATGATTCATCAATGATTCCAATACTATTACTCATAATAATACCAAAATTCTTATATGTAGAAGATCTAGGAACTATTTCTGCATGATATCCTTTCGGTAGCTGTACAGATATACCGAGGCTAATCAATTTATATTCTCCAACAGATAGTTCTACATTTTCAGCTGATCTTAAATCTATAAAATCACCCAGTGGATCTTTCTTTAATTCTATTAATTCTGGACATAATTCTTTATGGTATCTAACTTTTACCAAAGGAGTTTCTCTTTGCAAATAACACATTTCAATATTTGGGTTATATGTATCCGGATTTCTTTTGAAAAAATCCAATGTGAAATCTACACCTTGATCATATTCTTCAAAAACTGGAACAGTTCTAAATGTAATATTATTACCATTATCTGGTGGCGTTTCAATAGTAGCAGTATTATCATTATTTGGCGCTTCAATAGTACCAGCATTATTGTTTATTTTTTTAAAATCATTAAAATAATTAGGGTTAGCCTCACACATTTCAGCAATTTCTTTATAATGTTCGAAACTATCCTTAGTTAGAGCCTCTACATATATATCGTGATTATATAAATATATATTTATATAATCACCAATACCAACCCACCATACTGTATTGGCATTGGCCGTCACATCAGAAGGCATAGTTTCACCAAACATTATATATTTTATTTCATTAATATCTATTTCTGATAAATTTGTCTTTAATATTGCTTCAAATTTATCTTTATATTTCATATTATCCATATAAGCCCTTAATTCTTCACCATCAGTTATTCCATTATATCCTTCCTTTAATTCCAAATTCATTTTATTTCTCCTTTAATTATTTTTTATTAAATTTTGATTAATAGTTTCTAATAATATTCCTTTCATATTATATGTATTGGCTAAAGAAGATGCTATCATCTCGGTAATTACTTTAATCAATAAACCTTCATAATTATTTTTAAGCTCATCAATACATTTATCTACAGTATTTTGTAAAGACGAATAATCCATATTTTCTTTAAGAATTTTATATAATAAATCTGTTGGCGCATCTGCATCATAACCATAATAATTTTTCTTCTTATATACAAATAAGCGTTCAGTATTTTTATAATTATCTTGAGATAGGTATTGTTTAATACATTCTATAACAATCTCGTGTATTTCTTTGGCATTTAACGCGTTTAATTCTTTTTCTAAAATTTCAGGAATTCTAGATTCATCAACATTAATTTTAACTTCCATTTTACTTAATCTCCTTTTCAAATTCTAATTATATACATTTACATTTAGACACATATTGTACCCTTATTACTATCGTTATATAATAAATGCTGACCATTTGATGCGAGATTTGATTCATCCATAACAATAGTATTATCTAAAGTATTATCTTCCATATATCCAACAAATATTAATTCTTTTATACCACCACCAAAATCTTTATATTTATCAATATTATATTCTTTAATCAAAAATGGTGCATGTTCAAATCCATGTTCATTAACTGTAATATATTTTGTATCTTCTTTATTATTATTACTAATGGTATCTTTTGAGCAATTTGTGTATTGCATAAATGTAACTGAATATACTTTTACTAAACTCATAATATCCTCCTTAATATTTTAATTTATTTTGGTTCCCAAGCTGAATGGTTTTTACAAATACCACCAGATTTTGCAAAATCACAATAACCGCCATCATGTTCATGTTTACAATCACAACATCTTCTAGTTTTATAATCAATCGGTTTATCTTCACTTGTATCAGAAAACTTATCAATAGGTTTCACAAATTCTCGATCTAAAGAATCCATATTATTTCTCCTTTTTATCTCCATATATAGTTTCCATATTTATAATATCATCTGTATCTACTCCAAGAGAATCCGCTAAAGATTTTACAGTTTTGTAACTAGCTACAGCTAGTTTTTCTGGATCTTGTTCATAGCTAGCAATACTTTTTATATTAACACCAGAAGATTCGGATAATGACTCTTGTGTATGCCCACTAATATACCTAGCTTTTTTTAATTCTGAATTCATTTTTTGAAGTTTTGGATCTTCATATAATATCTTAGACATAAATTACCTCCTTATTATTCTATACAATTACCTAATTGTATAGAATATAATAAATAAATACTAATATATTGGTATATAACGATAATAAATTATATATAGAACTCTATTATAAATTCTTATTATAAAGAGAGGTGGTCATTGTGCAAGAACTGATGGTTCGACAAGAATATAATCAATACCCAGATATAATATCTTATGGAAAAGAAAACCCATCAGTACATTCACCATATTCAGAAATAGATATATTCTTTTATCAAACAAGAGAAACATTGCAAGATATAGATACATTTAGAAATTTTTTAAAAAATGCAGAATCTAGATTTAGAGGATCAAAAGAATATAAAGCATATAAATCTTATCTTATGAGCATGGGAATAAATAGATGTCAAGAATTTGGTAATATAACAGAAGAGGATGCTACTATAGAATTACATCATAATATTTTAGGATTATTTGATATATGTTTATTAATAACTTATCATACAATAAATACAGTTGGCAGAATATCAACTTTTGACCTTATACAGTTATTAATTCAAGAGCATTATAATAATAGAGTAGGAGTTACCTTTCTATCTAAAACTGCACATCAAGTATATACAGCAGATCCAGAAGGATATATACCACCAGAAATGACATTTGGTAAATGGTGGGAATTGTTAGCAGAATATAAATATGGTATTACGTATGAAATAGCAAACAAAGTGATCAAATATATAAAGAAATACCAAGATCATTTTCCAATGTCTATTAATTTACCACAACAAGAACAAATATTATCATTTGCAGAATTTAATGAGTATGGAACTCCAATAGAAAATATTGGTCCTTTGCCGGGAGATAGAGAATTAGATTATGAAAACATAATGCCTAGTCAGGGTATAGAATTTCAAGGATTTTAAAGGAGGATTTAATATGGGTTGTTTAATTTATATTATAGGTACAGTACAAATTGTATTTATAATATTAAAATTATTAAATTTAATTGCATGGAATTGGGTATCGGTATTTGGCCCAACAATATTCTTTATAATATTAATTGTAATTAGTATTATAAAAAATAAAATAGATGAATGGATGGAAGGATATTAAAATGAATATATATTTAGCATTAGTAATATTAATTTCTATAATAATTGTATTTTTTCCTTTGATAATTATATCTTTAAATATTTCTAAAAATATAAATAATATAATAGAAATAGAATCTAATAAAGTAAAAAATGAACAGAATAGAATATATATGGATATAGATACTAGAAGAGCTAAAGAGGTTATAGATGAAACATTAAAAGAATATATAAATAAATGGATATTGATAAATATAACTTCTAAATCTGGAAATTATATTAAAGATTCCGAGGTTAATGAATTAATAAATTATGTAACCTCTAATTTTATATTGGAAATGTCAGATGTGCATTTATTCTATATAAAATGTATTATAAATATATCAGATGATGATTCATTAATAAGATTTGTCAGAAATGAAGTTAAGTTTTTAGTATTAGAAGTATTAAATGAATTTAATAAAATAGAATAAAAATATATGGGTAGTCTTATAGACTACCCATAAAATTAATTTTAATTATAATTATTTAACTACCATTTAAGTGGTAATGATATAAGGAATATTATCGTTGGAACTACTAATATAGCTTTCCTTAATATATTCTATTATTTGATCTCGCTTGTTAGCTTCATCATTTAATTCAGATAACTTAAGATCAATATTAATATATGTAGTTTCAAGACCATCATAATATCTTAAATTCATATATAGAAATCTAGCAACATCCGCTTGAGCTAGAGCCTCGAATGTTTCCATTTTTGTAGGAGATATAGTAATTAAACTTTTATGTTCAACCAATAGTTTAATTACAAATTTATCCAAATCATAATTTGTATTTCCTAATCCTCTAAGACAGAATCTATTAGGATAATCAAATTGAATATATATTGCTCTGTTATATAAAGAAGCTGTATCTGCTAAAGATTGTAATGTCAGAATAGAATTAAAAGTTTCGATTGGGCAAGCAAAATTAGGATAATAATAACCACCACCAATAGATGTAGCTCCTAATGATGAATTTGATGTGGTGTGATCTTGCCAATCAATATCCATAATACCTAATAGTTTGGTACCAAGTAATACTTCATCTTTGATATAGTACCATACAGTACCAGATTCATCGGTTTTCTTATTACAAGTTTCATCAGATATAACCATTCTCATATCATGAGGATAATAACGAGAAAATGTAACCATTGTATCCTGCAAAATTACATCTGCCCATTTTTCTTTTTTAAGATAATCAGGAAGATTAGGAACAATGGGAGCTAATCCGAGTCTACGCTCTATTTTATCCAATAACAGAGTCATATCATTAGCCACTGCCATAATCATCACCTCCTGTTATTAATTATTGATTCTCTTGGCAGCATAATTCATAAGTTCATTATGTACATATGATTCCATAGGAACTACAAGAGTGCTTCCTTCATTGGTTGTAAGGAATACTTTGGTGCCCTTTTCATTGACAACAATATCTTTATAAACAAAATCAAAACATTCTCTTATAAATTTAAGATTTCCGGATTGTTCTTGCAGGAAGTTAAGAATCTGTTCATTTCTAATTGGTGTGATCATTGCAACACCATTGAGATCATTTTCTGTAATTATCTTTCCAGTAGGAGTTGTACCAGTTGTTACAGCTTCATTTGCAATTGCTAATGATTCTGCAACTATTCTTTGCGTATATGCTCCTGGATGTGATGGGTAAATAACATTATCCCAAGTAATTACTCTAAGATTTTTTACTTCTGCGCCTCTAGAAGTTTGCATAACAGAACCCAAAGCTCTTAATGACCATGCTGGCTTGCATCCTTCTTTAAGATCTAGATCAAAAGCTCTACCATATTCATTATTAGTTCCTTTAAATCTAGCCCAGATATTCTTACCTTCTGTCCATAATGTAAGAAATCTAGCACATGTAATCTTATCATCTATAACTGACTGTCTAGCAAGATCTTTAGATAATGGGTGACCCATTTCAGCTCTAAGATATCCAGCTGCTAAAAGTTCTTTTATTCTTGGCGCAACTAATTGAGGAAACAACTCTTCCTCAGCATAATATCTACCATTTCTATTTCTCTCGTCTGCAGTTTGAAGAATACCTTCGCCGATAGCTTTTCCATCTAATCCTCTCTCCACTTTTTCAAGACTAGGATTTATATCAGATTCGCATATAATATATGCAGCTATATTATTATTCATTTTATTTATTCCTCCTTATTAAATAGGGTATTTATATTGATGTTCTCCATATATTAAATAAGCTGAAACCCCCAGAGATGGTTAGTCTCTGGGGGTGCAGCGAGGTAGTATTAAAACAAAACAAATGTAACAAGAGATATGGGGCCAACAATATATTTATTAATATGTACTAGTAATATTTTTTATTTACTTTTTAACCCTAGATGCTGGAACAATATTTGTAGTATTTATTTTATCTGCAGATGTAGTTAATTGTGAACTACTCTTGACAGCTCTATTAGATCTATCCAAAGACACAGTGCTATTTTTTGTACTTATTGTTCCAATTTTTCTTAATACCAGGTAGCAACTAGTTCTAAAATCTCCTCCAGCTGTTACTCTAAAATATTCTTTTTTAGCAGATATTACATATTTACCATTATATTTACTATAATTACCAAAGTTATTTACTACATAAGTTTTGTTAGGTGTAAACGAGTACCCATCTATTTGATTCTTTACAACCTCAACCAAAACATTTTCTTGTTCCATATCATTTTTTATCGTAGAACCATTATCTGCTCTTACAAATATATCTTTTATAGTAGATTCATAATTATTATTTAATGTAACATCTAGCATCTCTAATTCTTTATCATCATCTACTACAATTAATCTATTACCAATCTTTCCCATACCATCCGGTACAATCACATTACTATTTGTTGGATTTATATAAAGATAATATGAATTATTTATCATATTCATCCCTTCATAGAATGAATCATTGCTTCTTAATGTAGTTATATCAATAAACACGTCATTTATTGGATCATCGGAATTATATACTCCCCGTCCGTTTCTAGACACAAGATAAGATCTTTTAAAATCCATAAAAAATAAATATTTTGTATCATAAAAATTATCATAATCAAATATATACTTTAAAAATTCATTTCTAGATGCAATTGGAGGAATAAGGATTGAACTGTATGATTTGTTGTATGATAAAGGTTCTGTAACTATATCTAACCCTTCTGTAGCTAATGACACCAAAGTTTCCTGATCAATATTATTATATATAGAATTGAAACTCTTTCTAAGCGAATCTGTAATTCTATCCGATATTAATCCGATTACTATATTTCTATAGCTATCATCTCTAATGCCACCTTCAGAAATATCTCTCATATAATCTGCATTTGTAGTGGATGCTATATAAGAAAAAGTTTCGTTTACTATAGTATCAGATATAGAAGTTTTGGAGAATAAATTTTTTCTCTCTATTCTCAATTTAAATTTTGCAGTATCTTTATAATTAGTTATATAATCATATAATGCTGTATCTACAGAAATATTCATATATAATTTGGGCATTATTTCTGATTCATAATTAGTATCTATCACAATATATTTTATTCTTTCAGGTGCAACATTAACTGTTAATTTATTAACAAAAAATGTTAATGTAATCGCTGCATTAAAAGCTAATTTATTTGTATTCGGAGATCCTCCAGCCATTACTCATACCTCCTTTAATTCTATTATATCAAAGTTCTTGATGTATTAAAATGACAAAAAATAATCTTAAAAGATTTTAAATAGAGGGGTAGATATAATCTGCCCCTCTTATTTGTATTATGAAAGATCTACACCAAGCTCTAAACACAACTCATCAAATCCATCATTTCTCATTTTTTCTTCAATTCTTTTTTCTTCTTCTTGCAGCTGCTTTCTTTTTATATTAAATTGTCTATCACTCTCTGCCATTTCTCTTCTAATTTTTTCCGCCTCTGCTACCTCTTCATCAAATCTTCTTTGTGCTTCTTTAACTTCTCTATTGATTCTTTCAATTTCTCTTCTAATTTTTTCCGCCTCTGCTACCTCTTCATCAAATCTTCTTTGTGCTTCTTTAACTTCTCTATTGATTCTTTCAATTTCATTATTAATATTAATATCGTTCATAGTTATTCCCCTTTCTTTATTTTATTTATTTTACTATGACTATATCTTTATTATTACATATATATTATACAATCGATTTAATTGACTTTTACAGTAGGCGAACATCATAATAATATTTACGTAAATATTTTTATAGGAGGTTTTTGACATGTCAAATATTGAACAAAAAACCTTTAGTGATAGTTTCGTTTATAATTACGATAAGAATGCTAACGGTAAACCAATCGCTAAAGAAATCAATAGAAAACTAATAGAATATGTTACATCGGCTGAAAGAATTGATAAGAATTCAGAAGCTTTCCAAGGAATTAAACAGGAAGTAAAAAGACAGCAACAATTTACTTTACTATATTCTATTTTGATGAGAGATGATGTAGTTCTTATGATAAATAATGTAGAACTACCAAGAGCTTTTAAAGTATTTGAAGCTATAGATCTTAAAGAAGTTGGTAAAAAGAGAAAAGTATTTGTAGATGTTACAAAACTTCTTGAACTCACCAATGGATATTATAAATGTAACAATATTTTTCAATTTATTACATATCTTACAGAAGCAGTTACATATCTTCTTTATAGAAATGACCCTATAAAGATGCTTAATAATTCCAATATTACAGTATCTGCTACAGAATGTTACGTTGGATGTTTCTCATTTATTCTTGATTATCTTAGAATTATAGGATATTCAGAAAGTAGATCAAAGATTCAATATCTTGCAGGATTATTCTTCTTAAATAATCTTATGGGAAAAGATTTAGATAATTATGTAAAAAATATAGCAGCAAAGATTGCTAAGATTGGTCCTCAGGAGATTAAGCAATATGAATTGTATTATGATCCTGAAGATTTTACAAATATAGATACATTTATATCTATGATTGCAGAAACATTTAAACTTAAGGGATTAACCACAGAAATATTTATTACAAGATGGATGTTCCACTTTGGTAGAGGAACCGAATATGCAATAGATTTGTTTACATCATTCTGTAATATGATAAATGCTGCTTATTGTGGTGCTTATATAGTTAACCAGAAGCAAATTGAAAAGAGTTGTGGTAGATCTATGGTCAAACTCACAACAGATATCATGAATACTGCTAGTGGTTCATTAGATAAATCTTATTGGTCAGAAAACACAGAAGATGATCCGACAAATTATTTATCTAAAGATGCTCAGGTTATGAGTGAAGCTTTAAAATTAAGATCATCACTTCCAGATTATGCAAAGATAGAAAAAGATGATTTCTCATCCAAAGATATTATTAAAACTAAGGTTAAGAATCTTACTAAATATTATATTGCAGCTAAACAAGAACAAAAGATTAGTGGAAAACTAGCTGGTGCTGCTAGAATGGCTATGAGAGCAATGGATAAAACCAAAGTTACAGAGAAATATGAAGTTGGATGCCTTGAATCTATAATATCTGAAGGTAGAAAATATTTTAGTGATAAAGATAAGAGAAGTTTATCTACAGATATAGAACAAGAAATGAGGGTTCTTACTGATGCTATGAAGAAAGATAATGTTAGAGTAAATAAAGATCTTCGTGCAAAGATTGGAAAAGAGCTTTCAGAACTTAGAAATTCTCAAGGAAAATTATTTAAATAAATAAAAAAAATAAACCAGGGGATATTTAATTCCCCTGGTTTTTGTTTTCTTCTGCATATCCTATAAAATTACCATAAGAGTCATAAACTTTAATTGGCAATTCGAGATTAAAAAGCTTACGAGCTCTACCACTTTCTCTAATTTTATAAATATAACCAGAATTAATATCCATATAATCTGCACTCCAGTTAATTGACTCTGCATATTTATATATGTCCATATAAGCACCTCTCTTTTTATTATTATATTTATAATATATAATTTAAAATTCATTTATTTTTCATTATATAAAATCATTTCTATATTTATTCTATTATATTTTTTTAATTTATTATCTAGATTTATTTTTTCTATTTTTATTTTATTAAAATGAATTTTATTTCCTTTTAAAGATTCTTCGGGAAATAGTGGATCAATTATAACATCATAATCCTCAATATTTTCTGCATAATTTATATTTTCAGAAACAAAATCTTTTAGATTTATAATATATGGTTTATTGTTTTTAAAAATTTGTTTATATTGATTATTCTTTTTATATAAAGTATAAATATTCGTAATATAATAATATTCTATATCTAGATCATAGGGTATAAGTGATTTGTAAAAACTTTCCACCATCTCAATATTTTTATCGTTAGTTAAAATTATATCCTTTCTCTTCTCACAATTTTCATCAAAGTATTCTGATATAATTCCTTTATTAATTATAATATGCTTAGATTCGAAAGTTTTAGAATATGAATTTGGTTTATACTCATATATTGTTTTACTAAATGGATGAAAAACAATCGTAGAATTATTGTCAAAAGATAATTCTATATCTTTATTTGGCACTTTAAATAGAAAATGATCTTTATATGATTTGATATTGTCACATATGGTATTTTTATTATATATTATAGGTACTTTAAAATCAATTAGATCTGCTATTGTGGCTGTATTAAATAAATTCATATTGATCAATGAATTTCTCAATTCAATCTTACCATTATATGTTTTTATATAATATTCATCGTTAATATTAGATACATTTATAGATGTAATTTTTTTATCTGTGTAAGCAGAAATAATGCTCTGATCATATATTTTTAAGTCAAATCTATTTATATTATATTTATTAAATCTATAATTAATTACATAATTTATTTTTGCTAGTTTTTTCATTTCAAATTTACCTTTCCTTGCATATAATATCTAATCAAAATCGATTTATACTGACATCTAATTAATAGTCTTTGAAAGGAGAATATTATAATGAGTGATATTTTTAGTACAGATTCAATATTAAAAGAATTATCTATAATATCTAGAAATACTTCAGATATTACTGATTTTTTAAATGAAGCTAATGAATTATTATTGTCTCTTAATGAAGAGCAATATGATAAAGTAACTCGTCATCTTAGATTAGATATATTGGATGTGGAGAGATTTGTTAAAGTTAATAATTGTCAACCTATAACAAACCCTAGAGCTTTTGCAAAAAATAATATACCATCAGATGATGGATTATTATCAAATACAATATTTGGAATAACCCGAGAAGAAAGAGGCGGTATATTTGCTTACATAGATTTACATGGATGGTTTATGGACCCATCATGTTATAAATCTTGGTGTACTATAGATAGAAATATTAGATCTATTGTACATGGTACAGAAAATTTTTCTATAAATGAAAAGGGAGAGTTAATTTCTGATCCTGCTGGTAAAACAGGTATAGAATTTCTCAGAAAGAATATATCTAAATTAAAATTTGCTACGAATACCTCTATAAAAAGAGATATCAATGTACAATATCTTGAAAAGAATAGAGATAAAATCTTTATAAGAAAATATTTAGTAATACCACCACTATATAGAGATAAGAATACAACAACACAATCTAGAACAGTTGGATTGTCTGGTATAAATAAATTATATAATGATCTTATAGTTGCATCTAATGCATTGACAGCTACACAAGATTACATGTTTGATGCTACTGACGCAATGAATGGTAGAGTACAAGAAATTATATTGAATATTTATAATTGGTTCTGCGGAGCCTCCTCATCTACTTCATCAGAAATAAATAATCGTGGTATACAAGGTAAATTTGGTATATTAAGAAGAGCTAACATGTCAAAGACATCTAATTATGCTTCTAGATTAGTAATCACGGCACCAGAATTAAAAACAGAAAAACCAGAAGGGATGAAAGTTAATTTTGAAACTTCTGCTATACCAATGTCTGCATGTATTGCTGCATTTAGAGATTTTGTAATTTATCAAACTAGAAGATTTTTCGATAATGAATTTAATGGTATACAAACATATCCTGTTATAAATAAAAAAGGACAAGTAGAATATTTAGAATTAGATTCTCCAGAAATATATTTTTCTGATGATAGAATAATAAAAGAAATGGAAAGATTTCTGCACGGATTTAATGATAGATTTATACCTATAGAAATTCCTGTAAAAAATTCCAAAGAAAAATATTATATGATGTTTAAAGGAAGATATGGAAATATTCCAAATACAGAAAACCCAGAAGCTATTTATCAAAGACGTTTAACCTGGTGCGATGTTTTCTTTATTGCTTGTATGGAAGCTATAAAAGGCAAGCATGTACTAATTACAAGATTTCCCATTAACGTTGTTACAATGTAACAAGATCGGTGGCTTTGGCCAGAAATGGTCATCGAATAACTCCTTTAATTGCTGGAAACTCTTAATGCTCTCTTGCCTATATGGAGACGAAAGTCAGAAACAAGTAGAGAGATGATATATGGTGATAGTAAGCCTAAGTATTATAATAATAGACAATCAGCAGCGAATTATTAATAATTATTAATAAACGTTCATCGACTATCGAAAGTATAATATATAAAGAAATTTATATATGAATAAACGAGTAGAGTAGGATATATATCCGAAAAAGGGAGATCCCTCTATTATGGTAATAGTAATAAGGGATATGATATAGTCAGCACGCGATTCTTTCACAAATCAAATTGTTACAAAAGTTACTGTAAGTTGTACTAAAGAGTCTGAACCTATGACAATAGATAATGTTTATTATGAATATTATCCAAAGATCAGAGAAGAAGATATTGGTATAGATACATCAAATAAATTTATAGATACGATGAATTTTTCTAATTTATATCTTAAAGGTATGGGTGGAGATTACGATGGTGATCAGATTACCGTTAAAGGTGTATATACCGAAGAAGCAAATCAAGAACTAGAAGAATTTATGAAATCAAAACAAAACTTTATTACTTTTGGTGGAAAACCTTCTAAGGCTTCTGAAGGCGACGCTATACAAAGTATATATGCTTTTACCAAAGTATTAAGTGATACAAAACTAATACAGAATATTCAATTTAGTTAACAATATATATCTATATAAATTGAATAATAGAACATTATATTAATACGGATAATATATTATTATCAGTTAAAAAGTCATCAAAATAAAACCATCATAATCATATTTTAATTAAAGGAGGATTTCAAAAATGAGTCTATATGGAGCTAAGCCTATTGACAATATCGAGAAAATAGGAAATAGTAAAGAAATTCTAGAAGCATATTTTGTTGATGATATTATTAGAATGCCATCTGATGATATTAAGTCATTTTGTGAATCAGAAGAAGCTAAAATTCTTGTAGAAAAGGCAGTGCTTTCTAAGCCCGTAATGATGAGACTTGATAAGAAGTCAGATGAACTTCGTAGAACAAAGCTTATCGCTTATCAACTTGCAAAGGCTGCAAATGATCCTAATTGGGTAAAGCTTGTTAAGTATCAGAAACTTAGAAAAGAATGTATTCAGAAGATTATGGATAAGTATGGAACCAAGGCTGCCAAGATCGCTAAGGTTGCACAGAAGAATTACATCAAGACAGCTAGTAAAGTTAAAGCTGCTGCTTCTTCAGATGATAAAGATGATAAAAAGTAAATTTATTTTTATAAAATAATAAGGAGGTATACTATTAAGTATACCTCCTATTATATAACATTTTATTTTCCTAAAAATTTATATATCATTAATATTAGTATAGATTTATTTTCGCTAAATTTAATATCTTTTGCAGATAATTTAAATAATTTATTCTTATGTATTTTATTATAGCTAACCCATTCCTCTTTCCAACTTTTTACTGATCTTTTATATTTATTTTTCAATTTAGGATTTTCATCTATTTTATTTTTTAATATATTGAGAAATCTACATATATCATTGTCAGGAATATTATTGGAATCTACTATAGTAATAGATTTATCTGTGCATATGCACATATGTCCTTCAATATCAAATATAGATATCATAATTATACACCTCCTTATTATGTAGTGAAATTATCTATCGATTATAAAATTTCACATTACAATAATATAAAATGATCATATTCGTGATTAAATTTTTAAAGAAAGGAGAGAGACCATGCAGAATAGCACATTATTAATCGATGCGCTTCAAAAGATTTTAGTTTGGATGAGCCAACATGTTATAGAAATTATTATCTTTCTATCTATATTTATTGAAGTCTCCAAAATAAAATTTAATCCATTATCTTCTTTGGTTAAATTTATATTTAAACCAATTCATAATGAAATTGAAGAAATGCGTAAGGAATTTAAGCAAAATATAAAAGAACTCAAAGAAGACCTCACTGCACAGATAGAGTCTATGCGTGAAGATCAAGAGAAAGAAAAAGAAGCCATTGATGAATTAATATATAGCAATGAGATGGCAGAAATTTCTCGAATAAGATGGTCTATAATAGAATTTTCTAATTCTCTAACCAATGGACAGTTACATGTTAGAGACGAATACCGACACATAAAAGACGAGTATAAAAAATATGAACAGTTGGTTGAAAAGTATGATCTTGAAAATGGTATAGTAACCGAAGAAATTGATAAAATCAAAAAGCATTATGAAGAGAACAAAAGCAATCCATCAATGTATTTCTAAAAAATAAACAAAACCCAGAGGATGTATTAATCCTCTGGGTTATTTAATGTACATTTTATATCATTAATTGGTAAGTTTTTCTGCCCCTATTGTTAAATTTACAGAATCATCTGTTGGTGATGCTACCAATTTAAGATTATCATTATATGGTGTTCTAAAAACAGATTGTTTTTCTTCACTTTTCCATTTACAATTTGGGCATTCTAAAACATCAATTGGTGGGTTTGTGGTTATTTGATAAGTGTTTAAATCATGACCACATAATGGACAAGTATATATAATTGTAGCACTCATATCACGATCTCCTTATAATTTATTTAATTCTAATGGATTATTTTCAAAGTATTTAGCATTAATCTTATTAATAGCACCATTATCTTCTATATTAATAAAATTATATCCTGCAGATTCCGGATCTTGTTTATAATATGGTAATATAAAACTTACATCTAATGCTTTTAATCTTGATTCTACCTGCTGTATATTGATGATTTTTGATACATATTCGTTACTCATTAATTGAAATGCATCGATTTTTATATCTTCTCCATTAGTTATAGAGAAAATTACTTTTTTAGCACTAGATATATTATGTAATATATTTATATCTCTGCAACGCAAACCATTAATAGCAGATAATAGTGGCATATTTAATGGAGATATGGTGGATAAATCTATTTTGTGTTCTCCCAATTTATCTTTAAGATACAATTTCCAAAATTCACTTCTAAAATTATATTTTTCATTCAATGGAACCATTATAGAAGCATCTATTCCACCTCTATGCTTTAAAGGATACAAATAACTGGTCCAAGGATATAAAGCACATAATTGAATTGGATATAAATCTCTACTAATAATAAGATTTGGCGAACCATCGTTAAGTGTTTCTATAATATTAGCAATGATTACTCCAGATTCCCAATTATTTATAGATTTTATAAAATGAATATCTGGAAGATATGGACACATAGTTGCTAATAAATCTAAATTAGTATCTACTATTTCTCTAAACATTTTAATTTTTGATTTTCTAAAAAATGTATCATTATATCCGGCAACAAATTTCCTATTAAAATCACAAATATTATCTGAATATACAAGATAGAATGTCGTGTGAACTCCAAGTCCTCTAAAGAATTTTCTATAATGCCCACACATATTAATTACTCCAGCAGTTACATCAGTATAGTTTTCTATATTAACTCTATAATGCTCAGAAAATATTGGATGTAATGTAGAATAAAGATCTATAAATATATTAAGATGTGTAGCTTCAGCAATAGATGTATTTGCAAATGTATCAAATACTATTTGTTGCAAACGATCCATTTTTACATAAGATCCATAAATAATTGTAGCTAAATCTACAGTATAACTATCATCTACCATATTTTACTCCTGTTCAAAAAGAATTTATAATTCTTATTGCTATTCTATTTTTACATTTATAAGTCTTATTGATATTTTATTTTTACATTTATAGCAAATAAAAACTCTATCTAAATATTTTTCTTCTAACCTATCACAATTTGCTGTAAATGGTGCAAATTCTTTATTGTACTCAACAGTCTCTGTACATCTATTTTCTAGATCTTCTAATGAATCAAATTTAGTAAAACATTTATTGCACATACAAAAGAAATTATTTTTACCCGTCAGATCTATTTCTTCTTTCTTATCTAAACAAAATGAATTATTGCATTTTTTATAAATATTTACAATATATTTATGATCTTTGTTTTTATCCATACTGTAAGTATATTCTTCGCTGTTAATCAATGGGGCAATGATGAAATCTAAGAATTCATCATCATCAGCAAATATAGTTGCTATTTTTCTTATTTCTTCCATTTATTCAACCTCTTCTTCTGTATACCCCAATAATAAATCTCTCATATCAAAAGTTTCGCCACTATCATTCTCATCATTATCTTCATTTATAGTTTTAGCAGCTTCTAAGAAATCTTTTCTTTTTCTCACAGATCTTAATATATCTTTTGTATCACCGAAACCATTATCTATAAGTCCTATTATCAATTCGCCAGGACCTTCTGGTGTAGAAAATGTATAACCTTTCATTATTCTCTCACCTTCAGATGTTTGTGTAAGTTTTCTTATCTCTATTTTTGCTTTAGTTTCATCTGGTTCCTTTCCATCTTTCAACCATTGTACTTTTCTCACTGTTCCCCAAGTGCTACCTTTTTCGTCAAAAGTAATCCCATAATCTTTAAATATATGACATCTCATTGAATCATCAAAAGCCATTATATATTACCTCCTTTTATATTATTACACACAATGTTTTAATAACAATCAAAAAATAAAAATAAATTGGACCAGGATATTTCACCTGGTCCAATCCTTAGCTTATAAAAGCTAAATTAGTTCTTAATGATGTTACTAGCAGTAGGATTATATCCGTAAGCCTTGTACAGCTCAGTAACTTCTGAAAGTGAAGCTCTACTGATCTGAAGAACCCAATTGATAGTCTTTCCACCCATCATCTGAGTATTAGCTGGACCAACTACTCTAACTTCATAATCGAACTTGTCACCATCAACTTCATAACCATAAATGAAACTTGCGAGTCTCTTTGCAGATATACCGTTGATCTTAGTATACTGTGTTACTGCATTTGGTGCATAAAGATTATACTGTGATCTTTCAGCATAATCAACTACAATAGCACCCCACTTTGGCTTTCCGTTGTTGTAAAGGCCCGGAACAAGAAGCTTTTCTACAACATCCTTAAGATCTTCTGTTGCAAGATACTTTGCTCCATTAGCATAAACATTATCCATTCTACGAATTCTGTCTAATGGATTTGCTGAACCTTCACCCTTATCCTGATTTATAGCTGATACAACACCAACTACTGCATCTTCATCATACTTACCATGATTAAAGATAAGTGAATAAGTAGGCTCACCACCGTTTACACCCGGCTCAAAGATCAATCCTTCGAAATCCTCAAATGCTCCACTGAATACCTGATAGGCCAGTTTTCCCAGATCAGATGAAGTTGTTAATTTGAATGCACCAATAGGACTAAACTCCTGCGGCTCAATGTCAATTACAAACTTATCTCTTTTCTGTACGTTTTCTTTGCTCATGTTTAGTATCCTCCTTATAATGATATTTTTTGATAGAGTAAATGAGCTTTAAACCTCTATCATAATTATAATATATAACCAAAAGATATATTACTTTTAGTCATTATTATTTTTATTATTTTGGTTGTACTTATTGTAAAATTTTAATACAAAATCAGAAACATTAGGTTCATTAATCTTATTTATAAGATCGATTTCCAATGCACTATCATCTATTGTATATACACATAAATACAATGTATTTGTATTGTCTCTTAATAAGAAATATCTAGCATTATTGAATTCTGCTAAATCTATATCATAATCATATTTTACTACATTAATATTATTAATATTTACTCTAAATATTCCCTTTAACCAATTAGTCAAATCATCAGTGAATGAATCATACTCTTCTTCTTTAGTAATATTCTTTTTAATAATATAGTCTGATATCTTAAAATCTACAGCTGTTATACCAAGCATCTGATCTATATCCGATTGGAAATTATTTTCTCTCATAAGAGTTTCTATATCTTTACACCAACCCTTATCTTCATTCTTAAATGCTATAGAAGAATCACCGGTGGCTTTTACATGTTTCATAAAGTTCTTCTGCATAACTTCATTTAATCCATGAGTTTTAATCATCGGCATTACATCTTCCAATGTATCCATTCTATAATAGTTTACATATTGAGTTTTATCAACTCCATCACATGCAAGAATTTCTCTAAAATCAAAATTTGTTGGACAATCATCTTGATTTATAGATAGTCCTACAATCATATCAGATTCATCTTTACATACAAGGTTATAGAAAATATCTGTACAAGATTGTCTACATACTGCATATGGTATAGTATCTCCAATTTTAAGATTTAATATTTTAGATGCTGTAATTACTACATCTTCTAAAACATCTCCATTATTTATAATATGAACTTTATTAAATGTAAGATATCCATCCGGAACTAACGGTGTATAATCTTTCATATCTTCTACTCTTACAATCTTTTCTTCATTTGTATCTAAATCTTTTACTGTCATGGTAGAGGGTGATCCACCATTTGGATATTGTTTAACCTTTATTATTCTATATATTTTTAAATCATCCTCTGTTTCTTTAAATATCTTATAGCCAAGCATATTCTCTACTTTCATCTTTAATTATCCTCCTTTATTTTTCGGAATTAATCTGATGTGATAGATATCATTATTAATTATATAATATACAATTGTACAATTCTTTATTGAAGAACAATTAAGTAATAAAATTGTTTGTAACCGACAAATATTAATAAAAAATAAAAGGAGAATGGAATGATGAATGTAATAAATAAAGATATTGTTTCTGTCGAAGAAAAAGAGCAAGCTATCAAAAATATTATTATAGCTCTATCTGATAATACAGATTCAATAGGAATTAATTCTGATAGATTAGATGAAATTTGTAGATCATTGAACGTTTTATTTGATCAAGCCAAATGTACAAAAGTTATTTATACAGTAAATATAGATAAACTACCTTTTGGTATCTATATTGATCCAAAAATATCAAATTATGATCTTATGAATATTTTATTTGAAGATAGAGATACTCAATTTAGAATCAGAGAATATGTCGTAGAGATTGATTCTAAGTTATTTATGGAAGGATTAACTCCAGAAGATATTACAAAGATGCTTTTACATGATGTAGAAATTATGTTGTCCGCTGATATAGTAGATAAAGTAAAGGGGCTTATAGATATTTATACTGCCTCTATGGACACTATATCTATCAAGGATTCTATCAATGCTAATGCTATAATAATATATGCTATCAAAGATACATTTAATAAGTTATCATCTTCATTATATGGAAAATATGATTTTAAATTCTATACAGATGAGATGATCGACAAGGTATCTAAATTAGATTATGAAAATATTTCTATTTATGATAATTTTCCTAAAGTTATAATTCTTCAATGGGCTTTTATGGTATATAGAGATATTAGAATTAATTATGCATTGATTAAATCTACATTAGAAGACGCAAAAGCCCTTACTGGATCTAAGCTGATTCAAGATACTATAGATAAAACTCTTGTAGCTATAAATAGAACTGGATATGAATTGGTTGATGAATCTGTTTCTTTAACTAAATTTATAGATGCTAATAATATTCCACTTAGCGAAGTTAGTATCTTTAAGTCACTTAAAACTAGTGGACTTAGAGCTATAGAAAATGATTACTATGAGTATGCTATACTTGTAAAATCTGCTTCCGATGAAAATGAAGCTATGTATGCTCTCAGAGGAATAAATACAAGAATAAATATTCTTACAGATTATATTTATAATACTCCTGGAATATCTGATGCAGAAAGAAAACATTGGGAAAATGTAGTTCAGATGTATCAGGATCTTAGAATAAAACTTACGAAGAAGAATATTCTTAATAAGAAATCTTATGGTATATGGTTTGATTATTCTAAACTTGATAATCTTGATAAAACAGAAGAAGATGAATATTAAAATATACAAGAGAGTATACCAAATAAAAGGTATACTCTCTTGAAAACACCTATATAATATTACTAAAATTGTTGAGGAGGTAATTTAGAATGGGTAAATATTTGAGGCCTCGTAGAGGCAATATAGATCAAGCATTACAAGAAAATATTACTTTGTTAAATAGCGAAATATTTTTAGAATACCCAGAAGGTACAGGAATAGGCAAATCACCTGGTAGAATTATTGTAGGTACTGGTGATGATACTTATAGAGAAAAGAAAAATGTAACCAGGAATCCAGATGATTTTCAACCATTTATAACAGATCCATCATTATACGTTCCACTATATAGTGATTCTCAACCATCTGATGATTACAAATATGAAGATAATGATAGAGGAACTAGTATAATTTCTAATATAATAGAGGAAGTCACCAAGCTTCCAGTAATGTTAGGATTAATAAAGAAAGTATTATGTAGGCATACTGATAATCTCAAATATGATAACTATAGATTGAATCAAATAGAAAACATATTAGCTGAATTATCTTCTATGAATATTATAGATATTAAAACAAAAACAAAAGATATAACTGGTGATAATCCTAATTATTTATATATTGATGCAGATATTGATGATGGATATGAATTCTTAAAATGGGATCAGGTAATAGCCAATAATACTAATCCTAGTACATCTACATTGTTATTCCCTGTAGATAATTATAATAAAACAACAAGAGCATATCCACTATCTGGAACTTATGATTATAATAAAACTTATAAATGTAGATATACTATTGTAAAAAGACCAACTAATGATTAAAAAATAAACCCGATAGAGAAATTAATCTCTATCGGGCCATTTTGTCTACTTTGCTAAATCATTAATATAATTCATTCTAGCTATTCTTCCGAGCACATTAGCCTCTCCAATATGCTCATAACTAGACATTGCATTTCTACCAATATCAATTAATCTAACAAATGATATCTGTAGATTATCATCCATGACACTGAAGTTTTCAAGAACCTCTATAAGATCTTTTTCATCAATCTTATTATCTGTTACTTCTGGTTCTGAGTCCTTACACATATTCTCTAATTCGTCCATAGAAACAATTTTAGTATCACTATTGTCTTTCATTTCAGCTGTTGTTTTCTTACTACTCTGCTTTTTCGGAACCTTTGAGGTTTCGGGAATCATATCTAACCCCAATGCTTTAATTACTAACTCTTGATTCTTCAAAGGCAATCTACCTCTATGTAGTGCAGAGGTAAAAGTATTACTATTAATATCCATAACTTTGCAGAACTCTTTAAAACCATATCCTTTTCTTTCGATAATGGTTCTAATTCTTTTATTGAAATCGTTGTTAAGATCAAAATTATCTACCATTATATTATTATTCTCCTTTTTTATTGTTTTAAGTTTAAGTGGAAGTAGCTCTTCGTCTGTCTTAGGAATAACATTTATTAATCCTTCTGGATCAACTGATAAATGATCTGCTATATTCTTTACATCTTTAGTATTTATTAATATTTGTCCGCTTATAATACCTGCAATATAATCTACATCTAAATTGCATCTTTCTGCAAATAATAAAATAGAATTATTTTCAGTATATAATTTATTAGCCATCCAATAACCAAATTTATTTAAAGTGCTACCAAGATTTAAAGAATCTTTAAATAAATTATTTTCAGCTACATCTGCAATGGGCACTTTAATATATCTAGCAATTTTTTGTTTTCTGGTAGGAGTAATATTAATTTTACCGGTAAAAAATTTATTCATATCAGTATCTTTTATATTTAACTCTTTAAGCATCATCTCGGGAGAAAAATATTTATTATTATTCATAATATAAATATTATAAGCAAAGTTTATACCTCTTATAACTTCTTTGTCTTTTTTAATCTTTAAATCAATATTTGTATATGGTGACAATTTATTAAATTCCTCCTCAGTTAAAACTCTGCACATCTTTTCTTTATGTCTACTACATATAACTCGTTTATCAATAGACATCTTGAGTAAAAGACTCATAGGTATATCTGTTCTTCTAGCAAATTCAGATATATCCATCCCTTTTTCATATATAAAATACTTTAATCTATCTCCATATGAATCTGGTAAATCGCCTAACAAATTTACCTTTATATTATTTTTTAAAGCATATATGAATAAATCATAAAACATACTTGGTGTTAATTCTCTAGTTGAATCGTCGGCAATTCTAGCATTAAATTCATTAGTAGTTATTCTCATCTCATTGCATAAGCCATTTAAGTCTATATCACCATTGTCAATCAACCTCCTAATATTATTTTTCAATATAGTGTTTGTTTTTTCTGGTAAATAGTTCATTTTAAATCCCCTTTCTACAATACATTTATATATTTATTTATGATTACGTGCAGTAATTCATATTTATAATATATTATTATAATTAAATATATTTTCAATTGATAACTATATACCCTTTTTACATCTAATTAATACCCTATAAAAATAGAGGAGGATATAAATAATGGAAACCAATTCATTTGTTGAGTCATTAAATATGATACTTGACGAAAATAAAAATTATTATGCTATGATACAAAATACATATTATATTGGTGAAGCGTCATTGGTAGATTATATTAAGAAAATTGATTTTAAAAAGATATTTAAATTTATATTTGAAAAGTTCATAGAAATAGTAAAAACTATTTGGAATAAGTTTAAAGCAGCATATAATTCTTTTACTGCAAAATCTGTATTGTTAAAAAGATATAGAAAGAAACTTGAAAATATAAATTGGGATGTAGAGATTGATACATACCCTTCTACATTCACGAATTTAGATAGCTCTACAAACATATCGATGTATAAAATGAGTTTAAATGAGCAATATGGGGTACTAGTAGGAGAATTAGAAAAAATATCGAATTGTACCAGTTTGGAGGATATTCATGCCACAATATTTAATATCAAGAATAGTATGGATAATATAAATGATTTCTTGGATCAACAAAGAGGAATATCTATAGGATCTAGAAGCAAAGTATCCAAAGAAGAATATCCAGAATTAGTGGCAAAGTATTTTAAACCAGATAAACAAGCTTTATCTAATGTTATTCATCCATCTGAAACTAAAGCATATACTAAAGAATATTTTGAATCAAAAAATTTAGAAAAAGCTATAACTAATGATCAAAGTTTATTAGAATCTACAGCTAATATGATGATAAATAAATTTAATAGTTTAGATATAGCAAAATATTCTCCTGTGAAAGAAATTAGTCCTGAAATATCATCTATGTTTGTAAATTTAATAAGAGAATATTGTAACAGAATTCAAGGAATATGTAATATTTATGTTCAATTATTCTCTATAAAATTAGATATGTTTAAGTTATATAAAGAAGAACAAGTACAAATATTATCTAAAATAATATTAAAATCTATGAAGGAGGGTAAGATGTAATGTATGATGAATATATCGATGAGATAGAATTAGAATATACAATGTTTTTAGCAGAACAAGAATTATTTGATAATCTTATCTTTCTAGGATCTTCTGTACATCATGAATCTGTTGGATTAATGATAATAGAAGAAGATTTTAAAGATTCTGTAAATAAATATGTAGAAAAAATCGTAGTAGGTATACAGAAAGCTTGGAATACTTTTAAAACTAAGGTTATAGAAGCTGCAGTAAAACCTATAATAGATAATGCAAAAGCTAAAATAGATTCATATGATGGTTCAGCTGTAGTCCAATATTGGCACAAGTACGATATGAATAAATTGGACGCAGTATCCATGGTTGATTTTGATATTAATGTCCTAAAATCATGTCAAAATAAAACAGAATACTATAGTAAAGCTTTTGGTGCAATTTTTGTTGATAAAGAAAAATCTTTAAAAAATAATATTATTGATCAAGTTGTAACCACAGAAGAAGGAGACCATACGATTACCAATGATGAGATGAATAGTATGGTTGATTTTTGTATTAGGAGATTCAAAGAATCTAGTACAAAATTAGAATCAGATATCGATAAGATGAATAATAATATTAATAAAGTAAGATATAGTTTAAAGGTAACAGAGCCTGGGGAGGAATCAGGTGAACAGTCCCAAACATCTCAATCTGTGGAGCCAGCATCTGAAAATTCTTTAGATATACTTGAAGGAATATACGAATCTTGTTTACTTACAGAAGAAGAAAACAACGATACTAAATCTGTAAAAGTAGTAAATAAAGGTAATGCTGTTGGTGGAGATAAAGGTGGAAATATAAAATATGTTAATTGGTACCTATCTGGAAATACTGATGTATTCTCTGCCAAGATGAAAATATTAAGATTAAGATACCTTGACTGTATTAAAATATTCAAAGCAGCTTTTCCAATGGAAAAGAAACAAAATAAAGAAGAAAATACCACGGAGGTCAAAGGGACCTACCAACTTAAAAAATAAAATAAAAAGAGAGTAGGATTAACTACTCTCTTTTTCTTATTATTTTAATAAATATGAATATTATGTAAATCTTCTATACGTTTTATTAAAAATAATAGTCGTTCTCCTGCATGTTCTTTTAAAGAAAACCTTAATTTATTTTCTGGCATATTATATAAGCTTATCAAATTTATATAATTTAACAATATAGATTCTAAATGAGTTGGTGTTAAATCATCCAACATATCCAATATAATTTTAGATACCTTATTAAATTGAAGCAAAAAATCTTTACTAGCATCATATTTTGGATATTCTAGCATTGTATATGTAAATAAAGATGAAAATTTTCTTACTCCAATAGCATATACTAATTCACATCCAATTTTATAATCACCATATATTATTCTATATATTTTAGCAATATCCCAATTATCAAATGAAGAATCATATATAAACATATTTACTCTGTGAACTATGTTGTCAAATTTAAAACTAGATCTAGAGATTATAGATAGCTTTAAAGCAGAATTAATCCCCATTATAGAAGACAATCCAACAATAATATCTTTATTTATATTCATTGCTATACTATTCATTTTAGTTTTAATACTTTTAATTTTATTATCAACATAAAATCTAGATGAATATATAAAAAAGTCATAAATTATTTTATTTAAAAATATAAATTCAGATTCTGATAATTTAGGTAATAATAACCCGCTAATATCATCCAATATATTTATAAAATTAATATCCATAAATAATTCTTGTATTTTTTCTATATTATTATTTATTAAATTATCTCTGGTAAATATTGTATCATGTTGATATAATATTATCTGTTTAATCTCATTGGGATCATCACTAGATTTAATTTTATTTATAACAGAATCTATATCATAAACAATATTAGTATATTTAACATATGTAGTATTATCGAAATTATAATCATCCATAATATATTTACCTCATAATATAATCTATTATAGATATAGAAGTATCGATTAATTCTCCATTATATTTAATAAAGAATGTATCAAAAAATAATACAGTATCATCATCTTTATAGTTATTTAATGTATCTGTAATAATGTATAAATATTTCTGATCCTCGTGATCTTTACAAATATCTATAGAATTAAATTCCAGGTGAAATAAATCGCCTGGAATTTCCTTATTTATATTTAATCTAATATTATTTTTTATAATAATTCTTTTTATTCTTCCTGTAATCCATCTCATATTTTTTCCTTAATCATCGAACTGAGATAAGAAATCAGCAACTCCCATACCCTTCTCTTCATTCTTTATCATATTAAACATTTCATCTTCTGAATTAAGAGATAACGCATTGAGTTCTTTATTGAACTTATCTGCTTCTTTATTAACTTTATCCGACGCTTCCTTATATCTTTCATAAACAGATTTAAGTTCATCAAGCGGCATATGCATTCCAGAAACAATAAAAGCAATATACTCTTTTTTACCATCCCATTGCTCCTGTAAGAAATTCTCATATGGTTTTCCATAAGTTTCTATAATATCATTAAATGTATAATCAATAGCATCTTCTGATTCTGGAGATATATTAAGTATTACACCTGTTCTGATAGCACCAGGATTATTAGATTTAATAGAATGAGAATTATAAATCATATTCTTGATAACCTTATTAAAATCATCTTGACTTTCAAGAGGTTTTCTAAGTTGTTTATATTCTACAGTCATATATCCAGATGTATTAGATACTTTATTAATATCTGTATCATCAATATTCTGCTTAGAATCTATAAAATCCATACCAGTAAACACTCTAATTCTAGTGCACATTTCCTTATCTGCTAATTCTTCAGCCTTAAATTTATTATTATTGGCTTGATCCAAAAAACTAGCATTGGATATAGTTTGAACAACTATAGCAGAATCAAGTTCTTGGAAAAATTCTACAGTATTTGCTAATCCTCTAACATCTTCTTCAAATCCAGTAAATGCTATAACATGTACATTCTTCTTGGATACTTGTTGGAAATATTTAGCGATAATAGGAGTAGAACCAGATCCAGTTCCACCTTCTACAGATGTAGCAATTATTATAGTATCATAATTAGCAACAGAATCTATATTAAACTTTCCAGCTTTAATTGCAGTTTTTACATACTCTTTTGCTACAGATCTTTCTTTTCCACAACCTGTATCGTTAGGAGATAACACTATAGTTTTTCCAGTATATTCTTTAGGAAAATCCTTAGATGTAGAATTTATAATAATTGTATCTTCTTCTTTAAATAATTTTGAACTTACAGCTTCGTATATAGCCTTATTGCCAGCAGCACCAACACCTACCAAAAGAGTTTTCATTAATCATTTTCCTCCTTTTTCTTTTTTGAAGGTTTATATTGTGGAAATAACTTATCTAATTGATCAGAAAGAGAATAAGTTAAACCACTACTTTTATTCTTATCATTTTTAACAGTTTTCTCAATTTCATTATTATTATTATTTTCCATTTTGTATACCCTCCTTAGGACCAAGTATGTATAGTAATTTTTATGTCTTCTTTAGCCTTATTAATTTCATCAATTTCTTGTTGCTGATTAGATTCTAGTTTACTTAATCTATAGTCTATTTTATCAAATTCAGATTTTATATATAGATATAAATCATTAATATTATTAATAGTAGGTTCAGAAGGCTGTTGTATGTATGTATTAACAGCAGGCTGAGAAGGCTGCTGTACATATGAGAATGGGAATTGATTTATAGGTGTAGTATAATCGTTTCGATAATTTGCATCTCCAGTATTAGAATAAAACATACAGAGTCCTCCTTTCCCTGTGATTATATTTATGAGCAAATTAAAATCTCAACATTTGTATCTTGAAAAACCTTTTCGATTATAGGTTTTATTATATTCCAATCTAATTCAGTTATACCATTCTTTGGTATAGCAATCTTATTTGTTTTTATATCTATATCTATATCTAATAATATTCGTTTCATAGAACGTAATGATTTCTCTACCATTTCGGATGTAATTCTTTGTTTTTGATTAGCTTTGATAATAAGATTAAAAATCTTATTATCATATAATATACAATTCATGTCTGGAAATTTTGTAATTATAGTATCTCCATATATATCTTTTAAGGCTTTTTTCGTATTATGATATTCATTAATATGAACCAATACTCCAGTAGCCATCGCAAAATCAGCAGACATATATTGTACTAAATAATATTCATCAGAATTTACAGTACTTAAATCTCTATTTTCTTCTTTTATTATCATAATCTATCTCCTATTATATTAGGAATAATTATATCATTGTGTGTTATATAGTAAAAATTAAACCTGGAGACTGAGATAATCTCCAGGTTTAATAATTAAATAAGGTATAAAATTAATTATAAAATTTACTTCGATGTCTTGTCTGGAGCCATATTAGTTTCCTCCTTATTACTGCTAATATTATTTTCTATAATTGTTTGTTCCTTTTTAGAAATTTCATCGAATCCAAGACCAAGATCACCTTGCTCTGTAATTACTCCAATAGTCTCCATAAATAATTACCTCCTTATTATTAGATTATTATAATGTGCTTATAGTTTAATAATATTAGTATATGTAACGTGATTTTTATCTAATCTTTGTATACCGATACTTTCATAAGGAAATCCTTTGATGTTGTCTTCCACAATAGTATCATAATCAATAAACTCTTTTAGCCATTCTGGTATTGGTATATCTTTTGGAATACTGATGGCATCAATGGAACCCTTAAAAGTTCTATTATCTTTTTTCTTTTCTTTTCCAGTCTTCTTATCTATTTCTATAGTATAAGCATCAGGAGCATTATCATCTTCGTCAAATAGATTAATAATATTTCTATAAATATCTGGATAAGAATCTTTAATATTCTCAGCTGTTAATCTATTAATTTTAACCTTTGCTATATCTATAGCATTTCTTTCAGATAAATCAATACCTTCTAATATTGTACCTTGTCTCAAAGCATTCCAAGCCACAGCGCCTTTAATACCTTGATTCCTCATTGGATCATCATAACTACTAGTAGATTTAATTTTCGCAGGTTTAAAGTATTCCTTTGAACCAGATCTAACTGAATTTACAATTTGTTTCTCAAAGATTACAATATCTTTAATAACTTGAAGTTGGTTAATTTCTGGAGCTTTTAATATATCTTCCATTAATATTTTCTTCAAAGCTTCTCTTGTAGATTCTGTTTTAGTAGACTTTGTAAATACTTCAATACCTTTAGTATCTAATTGTTTATTCTCTGGAATAAGATTACCTTCTTGAACTGTTACTAAAGATGCATAATTCTTCTTTGCTGCAGTAGTTAACAATCTATCAAAGGTAAATTCGTTCTTTAAAATAATTTTACAAGGTCTGTCCAATGAATGTTCACCTATTTTATTAATAGAATCTTTTACAGAATGATTCTTTTTACAAAATTCGATCATATAATCATTAGATACTCTATCCAATACATATGCTATTATATTTATTATAGAATATCTTACATTTTTATTTGGAGAAATTTCAGAATTATCGATTCTATATCCACCGTCTATAATTTCTTCATTTATAAAATCATAATCATATTTCTTAGGTACAAAATCTAAACTTTCTCTCCAATTTTTATCTTCAAATATTGGATTTTTGCACCAATTAGCAATTGATAATTCTTCACCATTTATCTGTTCAGCAATAAATCTATACCAAGCATCCAATGAAATAATACATGAATCTGTATCTGATATCATAACGACAGATTTAATCATATTATCACACCTATCGATTCTATCAATATACATATATCTATAATATACATATTCCATTAATATATCACCAAAGAATTTAATATCTTCTTGAATCTCTTCTGGAATATCCAAAGAATTAAGTAATGGAGATTTGAGTTTACGTAACATATTTTTTACCATATTTAAAGGTTTACTATTGCTCATAAACTCATAAAGATTATTCTTATAATATATTCTATTGAGATCTTCTCTATCAAGATGAGACAATATATTCCATATTATTTCCATCTCATCCCAATCAGGGATCCAATTCCAACCACATTCAAGGATCACTTTAGCAAAACAATCTTCTAAAGATACTTCTTTATCCAATATATCTATATCTCTAAAAGTTCTCAAAGGTCTTTCAGATATAATATTATCTATAAATTGTAATACTTCATTAATACTACCAAATTTAACATTATTAGCTAAAAATGATTCAAATAACATTGTTGTTGAACTAATTAATGCTCTACCTTGAGAAGTTATACTAGTTGCAACGTTTACATTATATATTAAAGAAGTAAATTGTCCCAAAGTACCATAAATACCATTACTATCTATTTTATCAAGCAGTTGCATCAGATTGTACTTCTCAAATTGTTCTGATCCTTTAGGATATTTAAACATTTCTTTTTTATGTATTCCTCGAAGATCTAGAAATGATTGTATTGTAGTTGCTAATGGATTAGGAACCGATCCGTGATACTTAAACATTGTACCATAAGCAGTTACTATAGGTTCTCTTTGTTTTATATAATCTGCTATTTGTAATAAAGTAAATTCATGAAACAAATCTTTAAATTTCTTAGTTTCTGGATCTACATATCTTTTATATGAATTAGATATTCCAGCATTAGCATTATACAATCTTTTATTTATAGAATAATCTAATATATTATCTAAATCATTCATATCTATATAAGGATTATATAGATACATTAATCTTTTCATTTTATCTTTATAAGATTGAATTGTTAAACTATCATTAATATCCAAATTATACACCTCCATATCTATTATAGTATTATGAAGTTAAAAATATAATAAAAATAAATATTGAAAATAAACTGAAACCTAGAACCTGATTTAACAGGTTCTAGGCTCAAATTTATTTTTGATACATCTACCAATTTGTTGCTATATCTAATTGAGTTGTGTTGTAAAGAGCAAAACCACCAGTATCACAAACAATACCTTGTCCTAATGAAGTTTCGACTATAGTACCACGTGGTCTAAGAGATAAGTTTGCAGCGACTATAATATAATCACCAAGCATTTTACATCCATCGTCACGTACCCAATATGGATATTCATCCTCTGTATATCCGAGATTCCTCATTATTTTAACAACACCAGACATATTAAGATTATAATATGTTTCCTTACCAGAAGGACCCTGAACTGTACCTGCGGATTTTGTTAATTTTACAGTTGATGTGCTATCATTATAAGCAGTTGGTTGTTTGCCTGCTAATCTAGCATCCTCATCTTTAAGCATTTGTTCCCAATTACTTGGATTTGCATTTAATAATTCAGATACTAATGATCCCGGTAATAAATAACCATATTCTTGAAGATAATCCTTGTCTCCAGTCGCTAATACATATTCGATAACTTGATAAGGTGTTGGCTCCTCCGAAGACTCTTCGGCATTTACATTAATCACATTCATTGATATTGTCAATATAGATAATAGTAATATTGATAAAATATATCTCTTTATATTATTTTTCATGATTTTATTTACTCCTTTTAATTATAAACATAAATATTGGCAGATCTTCTACCAAACTGAATACACTCATCATATGAACCCATAAAAATATCAATAACATTGGTAGACATTCCACCAGTATCATGAACATAATATGATCCCATCCCTTCGATATAAATCCACTTATGCCACAAATTTTTATCATTTGATGCAACAGTATACCCAATTTGAGGATAAACTCCATCAGCACAAGGATTACCAGTTGCGCAATATGCTGTTAATGAATATGTAGCATAGTAAGTGTAATCAGTGGTTGTATCATCCCCTACACTGATTGTTGCAACAGGAGAACCAGTTTCTATAGTTGATGCTACAACAAATTCCTTAGTTTCTTCTTCTCTCAACTGCACTTCTTCTTTTTTGATTCTGTCAATCGATGGAATATATACTTCACTAGTAATATACTCTTTTCGTTTGTTTTCTGCTATTTTATTTTGTACATCTGTTGGATAATAAAAAGTTATAAATACATTGTCTGGAACATCATAATTTTCTATTATTTTTTCTTCTGTATTTTGTTCAATAGCAGCAGTCAATGTTTCAGTTTCTTTAGTTTCTACTTCGGAATTATTATGTATAAATAAAAAGTGTAAACCTGGAATCATGAGACCCAGTAAAATTAATCCGATAAAGTAACTAGTATACGCCCCCAGATGGGGACTTCGATGTTTGTTCATTTCTTTCTCCTTTGTTTTACTCTTACTATTTCTTTTTTGTATTCAATTTCGTAACAAATTTTGTAACAAATATAAAATAGTATTGAATAAAATCTCTGTTGAAATAATTCCCTCGATCATTTCTAGATTTTATTATCGTTATCTGGTTTCGTTTGTAATTATAAAACCAATATAAATAATATGTATGATTGTTTTATAAATTTATGCAACAATAATTGTAACAAATTAGCTATAATTCAAAATGTAACATGTAACTTTGTAACTATTTTTTGGCTTAATTATCTTATTTATTTCTTATTATTTTTATCCTCCTTTAAATTTATTTCATACATATCTTATATATAGTATATAATTATATCTTAAGTTAATTTTTTGATCAAAAAATAAAAGCTAATTTAAAATAAATACAAAAAATAAAATTATTTTGTTAACATTAAAGAATTAAATAAGCAGATTCAAAAACCCCCCGATTAATTATTTATATGGGTTTGATCTACTTATTTAATTCTTTTTGGGAAAGGAGTTACAATATGTTTACTAATGATTTAGTATACTAAATAGTGTATATTTTGCAGCAAATCTTACACCATCAACTGGTGCCTTTACTATTGACTTTGCTACATCTTTTACAACATATTCCTTTTCTACTGTATTGCCTTCGGCATCCTTTTTCTTACAATGAATCTTAAGGGGACCCTTTTCAGCTTTGTCTCTTTTCTGAATATTTATCTTAAATTCTTTTATCTTCTTCATAAAACCTACCTCCAATAAATTAAATTTTATATTCTCTTTTAACAGCTGCTATTGTTTCATCAATAAACTCATCAACGAATGCCAAATCTTCAATTTTATAAGTTTCTTTTATCTCTACTTTGTTTCTAAGATCTTTTTCTTCACGATATTCGTTTCTGAATATATTATTCTGATACGTATATCTTACTATTCTACCTGGATAACCATAACTTGTTGACATATAATCATTTAAACACATGCACAAATATTTCATTAATTTGCTCTTTGGATCTAATGAATATTTTAATATATCAGAGAACCTTTTCACCTCAGATGATCCCATATCACATTCTCCGTCTATAGTTTCACAGATCTGAAATCTATAGAGTCTAAAAGGCATCAGGAATCTTTCGTTTTCATTATTTTCGTTCTTTATATGAAGAACAGGGTAAATGAATCCCTCTAAATTTTCAATTGTTAACTCAGATATCATTATAGGATTACTCATAGTATTTTACCTCCTCAATTAATTTATTTTTTATTACTATGATTATTGGTTCTATATTACATATATATTATATAACCAAAAATAAACACTTTTACAAAATTAAATAGGGTGTAGATTTTACTCTACACCCTATAAAACTAATTCCTATTAGATTTCTTATTATCTTCTCTTTTTTCTTTTTCTTCCGATTTGTTATTATCAGGAATATTAGAACTAGGCTCAATAACTTTACCTCTATTGATATCATTATTATCTTTCTTTGGTTCTTGATGTTGTTCATGTTCTACTTTATTAGTTTTCTCTACAATATTCTTATCCTTTGCATTGTTCAAAGATTTATATAGATCATCAATTTTCTTTTTAAATGCCAACCTTTCATTTTCATTTCTAGATAAATTATAGAGATATTCTACTTTTTCAATCTCCTTTTCAATTTCATTTACTGAAGCCATAATGCGCACCTCCTTGATTTTGTATTAATTAGGAGTTAGAATCCTCATTAGTTACATTCATTTTACCATCAATTATATCATCTAAAAATTCTCTCAAATAATATAAATTATCCCTATTAATTGGGGAAGCCAAATCGATAAATGTAATTTCGGCACCTATTTGATTTTTAATAGAAGGATCTTCTAAATACCTTTTAAGAAACATATTAAATATAAATGGATCTATTATTTTTAATCCAAGAGTCATAGTATTATTTGTAAAATTTTCAGGAACAATGCGTATTTCTGGTTGAATTCCTGTTATTCTACTGCTGGCAATCAAAGTATTTTCTTCATCAGTAAATTGAACTCTCATTGCTATCCTCCTTATAATTATAAATTATATTTCCAGAAGAATTATTTTCAAATTCCTCATAATCTTTAAGTTTTATTATATCAACTCCAGACTCATCAACTGCTAATGAATGACATATCATAAATACTTGCTCCATATTAAGATATTTAGAGATATAATATATAACTTTTATAAATTCACCTTGATTATGATTATCTAAGCCTGATCCTATTTCATCAAGATATGCAATATTGAATTTAGTAGATGCCTGATATAATAATGCTAAATTGATTACCATACCCATCATTTCTACTTGACTCATAGAACCATTAGATATATCATCCGCAGGTAATCCAGAAGGACCAACAAATGGTATTTTAAATTCTTTTTCATTAATTATAAAATCTAATATCTTATATTGACCATTAAAAAGCATAGATAATATCTGATTCGATATTTCTAATGTCTTTCTCATATATAATTGAATAAATATTGTTTGTATACCTCCACCTGTCGGAGAACAATATTTCTTTATTGTTTCAATTATATTATATTGATCTATATAAGTATTATACTCTTCATAATATGAGTTTAATAATATTAACTGTCCTTCTAATTTGCTAATATTGCTTATTATTGGATCATCCTCTATTTTTAAATTTTCTATCTCCTGATTAAGGTCAGAAATTTCTTTTACAGATTCTACAGCTTTAAAAGATTTTTTATTATATTGATCTATTTTATATTGAAGCTTGTCTAATTCTTCTTTTCTAGATTTGTAATCAATATATACATTATAATACTCTGATTCAATACCAATATTCTCATATATAGTATCTTTTAACACAGAATATTTATCAAGTTCTTTTTTCTGATCACCTATAGTAACAATTAATTCATCCCTTTCATTTTTCATATCATTTAAAAGAGCTTTATTATTATTCATTAATTGAACTTGATCCCTATATGCCTCATACTTTATTTTATATTCATTATTTATTTGTAATTCTGCAGAATATATTTGTAATGCTGCTAATCTATCTATATATATTCTTGGTTCTCTTTGATTATTGAATTGACTCATATCTAGTAATTGCTTATCTAGATTTTTAAATATATCTATATCAAATATAGAATTAAGATCATTATATTCTAAAAATAAAGATCTAATATCATCCAAAATCATCGTTTTAGAGTGCAAGAAAATCAAATGATCGATTATTTCATTATATCTAGTAATACTCTCCGTTAATTCGGACTCTTTTTCTAATACAATACTTATTTCTTTATCTATAGATATCTTTTTATAATTTTTCTTTAATTCTATTGCAGTATGTATATATGGACAAGAATCTATGGTGCATTTTTTAGGTCTATTATCCAATATAGACATAATATTTTTATCTGATTTTAATGCAGACTCTTTATCTTTATAATAATCCAATTCATTTCTTAATCTATGCTGCTCTTCTTTAGCCTTTTCTACATTATTATTCCAACTAAGAATTATATTTATATCATCCGTATTTAATCCATCATAAAATCTATCTATTTTATTAATAAAAGTTTCGTAGAATAATAATAATCTTTTTATAGGTTCTATTAATGATATATCTGGCGACACATCCAGTGATTTTAATTCTTTTAATAATTCCTTTATCTTTTTATTAGATTCTGCAAATAATAAATCTATATTACTTTTATTATTATTCTCATAACCATTTATAACAGCTTCTAATTCTACAATCTTTTTTGATAAATTTTCTAATCTTTCAGAGCTAGATTTCCATTCATTAGATATTGATTCTAATTTAGTAGAATAAAATTGAAATAATTCTTTATCTTTAGAATATTTTTCCTCTATTTTTTCTGGTTTAATTTTAGATTTATGAGCATATATAGATATACTATTATTTATATTTTGCAATTGATTATTAATACTATTGAATTGCTCATTTATCATTTCTAGCTCTCTAGCTTCGGATTCATCTATAGAATTTTTAGCTTGTATAGAAATAATTTTATTATTAATATTACTAATCCTATTTTGTAATTTATTATGTTGATCTTTTAATTTATTTAATGTAATTTCTAAGTTCTCTTCAGATCCAATATTTTGTATCTTTGTATGTAAATTATTAATGGTAGATTTTATTACTAGAGATTTTTTATTTAAAGTTTTATAAATATTATTATAAACTTCCATATTTTCTATTATAGAACTTGCAAATTTTTTACGTTCCGCGGGTTTTTTATCCCCCAATCCCCTATCAATACTAGATAATTTGGATAAAGATATATAATTGGAATCTAACTCAAATTCAGAAAAAATAATCTCTTTATATGAGGTCACATTACCATTCTCATTTAATTCAACTCCATTCTTTTGTATGAATGCCTTGGTTCCTTTTCTACCACCTTTACCGTCAGATGGTGAAGATATATTAATATCATATATATCATCTCCAGATAACAATCTTAATACTTTTCTAGCATCAAGAAATTCAACAAAAGAAGAAGAATCATCTGGAAAGATGGATAATGAATTCATCAAAGTAGATTTACCACATCCATTCATTCCAGATATGAGAACAATATTGTGCTTACATTTTGAAAAATCTATCTCCAGTTTAGTTAATCCCAATCCGGTATAAAATCCAATATAACCTTCAAAACGAGCATATAAATATCTCATTATAATTCTCCTTAATATATAATAATTATATTGAAGTAATTCAGTATATAATTTTATATTATCTAAGAATTAATCAAAATCTTTAACTTTGTCGTTCTTATTTTTAAAATTATTAAGAAAATCTTTCGCAATACTTTTATCCACAGCAGAAGGATACAATTTATTATCTTCTTCAGACCTATCCCATTTGATAGAATAAGTTGCACCGCATCTGGCACATTTTAAATATTCGAAAGGATGAACTTCATGAGAAGCTTCTTTTCCAAATATATTAATAAACTTAAGCTCACCTTCTGCACCACAAGATGTACATATATTTTTTCTTTCAAAATATATTGGATAATGATATTCTTTTATATTTATATCTAATAAAGAATCATCACCTATTGTTGTATCTGGACCCAATCTAACCTGTGCATCAATCATATTTACTACCTCCAAATAATTTATTACATGTCTACTTCTTCCAATTCATTTTTTGATTTGGTATCAAGTTTTATTTGATAATCTAAAATTAGCCCCAAATATTCATAATCATCAACATTGTCTTTATACTTATCATTGATAAATTTATAAAGAGTAACCAACTCTTCTTCAGACATAATTTGAAAATTAGATTTATTGATCTGATAAGCTAGCTCTTCAACTTCCTTCTTCTCTACAGATATTTTTGTCACAAATGGTAACAATAATTCATAAAAATAATCGATTATAAATTTAGATACTTTAAAACCATTATCTCCATTGTACAATATTGAAACATATTTAGATGAATATATCGGAATATTATTAATATAAAGATTATTGAGAATTATCTTATCAAATAATTTTATGCATATATTAAAAGCTAATTTTGTATCCATTTTCATATCTTGAATAAATATAGTATTTATAAACACATTATTTTTAGTAAATGATAAAATATCATATCCTGTAATGTTTGTTAAAGATATATCTTCCTTTAAGATTACAACCCTAAGATTTTTATATATAGTACAAGAATCTTCTATAATAGTATCTATATTTCTCAGATCATTTACACTATTTTCCAAAATATTATTATTCATAAATACTAATTCTTCTGGATAATATCTTTTAATATTTCCATATACTCTAGATTTAGTTCTATCTCCAGATATATATTTTATAAATTCTGGAATCAAAAAATCTATTTCTTCTCTAGCTTTCTTAAAAGCTAAATCAGTGTCTATAAAATCGAAATTACTAAATACATTAGCATCTGGTATATTATGAGAAAAGCATAACATTTTTATTCCACCTCTTTCTTTTTATTTGTAGGCAAAACATATTTCATTTGATTTTTATATCCTTTAGCTACTATTTTTGTATCTATAAATCTAGGCAAACTATCTTTTTCCGACATCTGGCTAAATGGTATTCTACTCATTCCTATATAAACTGTACCGGGAATAAATACTTTTCCTTGTTTTTCTAATATTTTATTTCTTTCTTTGATCTGTTCTTCTGAATATAGAAAGTAAACATATTTATTTGTAACAGCCATTTTATAAATCCTCCTTACAGATTAAAAATAGAGAAGATAGCTATACTATCTTCTCTATTATTTTAAATTAGTTAAATAGAGATGTCCCCTTATTCTTTTTATCATCCTTCTCTAAAGTTTCTGCATATGCTGTATATAATATAGAAGGATCATCATTATATATAGGTGCTATTATTTTTGTTAGTTCAAGATCTTCCTCTACAATTTTTTGTCTAATTGCATAATAATCTTTCTTTTCTGGCTCTCTATCAAATGATATCGGTTGTATAGCATCCTTCTTCCATTCAGTTTGAAGATATCCGTATTGTTCCTTCCAAGTATTAGGTTCCTCATATTCAGAAAAAGATGTTCCATAAATATTTGTCATTGGACATATCATACCAGACATTCCTGGATCAGATACTGAAGAACTATCAAGATCTAATATACCAACATGACTAGGATCAATATAACGATACATTGGTTGTATAGATGAACCATCCTCACCCAATCCAGATATACCTTTATAAGTATATTTAAGAGCTGCCGTTGCGTCATTATCATTAACAAGATCTTTATATGATATAAGATTAGTCATGGTTGGACTAGAAACATTATGTAATATATAAAATGGCTGTGTATAAATAGCTTGTTCTATTTTCTTTAATGTAACCTTTTTACCAAGATCAGATATTCTATGAATACCTCTATTAAGATTAGTTGCATATAATTGCCCAATATAGTCAGCTATTCTTACACGCTTAGTTCTTACATCTACATTTTCTTTCATTCTTATATTAGAAAATTCTCTAAGCATCCATCTAAATATACAATATATATCTTTTTTATCTTCTTCAGGAAGATGAAGTTGTTCTTTGGTAAGAATATCATATATAGAATCTATAGAATCTAATTGGAATAATCCTTTTTCTACAGATGCATTTTTAAATGCAGCACCAAGATTTATTAACCAAAATCTTATGTCAAATAGTTGATTAATATTTGTATCTTTATTAATAGCTGTATATAATGCTACTACATATGATTGTACCATTGGATCTTGGAAACATATTTTTGGTACTGAAATATAAATATTATGCTTTTTGAAACAATAATAATCAGGATTGTCAAATTGGTGAGTGGTTACATAAACACAATTAATACCAAGAAATTCAGATAATCCATATAATCCAAGAAATGCTAATAAATAATGATACGCATTTACAGTATTCTTAAATATAATACTATTATATTCTGTTAATTTCAATGTTTCTTTTGTATTTATATCTACTAAATCTCTAAATGATCTGAAGATTCTTATTGGTGAGAAATTTGTCTTTAGTGTATTAGTGTCTACTTTAGATTGTCTAGCATTAGCATTATTATATGTAGAACCATCTACAATTTGATATGTTGTATTATAATAATTTCCAGATAATCTAAAATAATATTTTTTAACATATCTTGGTAGCGCTATTAACACTTCTAGGTTCTTCTGAGGGTCCAGTACCTCTTTGGTTCCTTCATTAGTTTCTATCCTCTCTACCCCAGTATGTTTAATGAACCACACTGCTCTAATTAAAATAATATCTGTATCTTTTATATTTATAAAATCGTAAGTATTTTCTCCCTTAGAATTCTTTCTACGTCTACTTTCCTCATGTTCTCTGAGAGTATTATAAATTTCTTTATAATTAGTTATGACTTCAAACTTAATTAATTTTAGGGTATAATACTTATCGGCTTCACATGAGAGCAATATTTTATGAATAACTTCAATCATTTCTTCATTATCTCTTTTAAATAATTCAGGATTAAATTGCTCTCTATGACTTTCATTAAACTGTCTCATAAATTGTGCTTGGTTCATAATTGTTATTATACCTCCCAATTATAATATATTATAACATCCTGAATGAATTTTAAAAATCATCTTCATCAGATGATTCATCATCATCGTCGTCAAAATTCATATTAATAAATTCTCCAGTAGTTAACGAAATACTTACAGGATGTTGCATTGGGTTTGGTACCCCTGGTTCTTTATTTCGTATTGTTAATATAGCTTCCATATCAAGATTCTCACAATATCTATCAATAATTTTCAATGTAACAGAAGAGTTCTTTAATTGCCTCTTATCATTTGGAAAATTCTGACCAAATCTTTGGCTATATTTATCAATATCACATCTCTTAGAATTAATAGCTGTTTTCAAACATTGCATCCCAGGTTCATCTGTATCTTTAATATTGATTTGAGTAACATTGTCGGGATTTATTATCCAAGGTTCAGCTAATTTACTCAAAACATTTTCTTTTTCTATAATGCTTTGAATATCGTCATTTGACGAAATAGTAATAATAGGAATATTTTTATAATTCTCCTCGTCATGAGCTTTAGGATATATCTCAAAATCTAGAGAACCATCTGAATATATTCCTGGTTGAGTACTCTTTCCTTCGATATACTGTCCTCTATATGGCAGAACATACTTATCTTCTCCTTTTTCCTCAACCACAGCAATATTTCCAATATCCCACAATGATTGGGAATTTCTATATTCTTCATGTGTTAACACATTATAGGTTTCTCCTTTAATCATTGCAGAGGATACAGAATTATTTAATCTAATATCCATAGAATTCTCCTTATTAATAAAAAATAACTGCAGAGGGGTTTAATATCATATCGATATATCCCTCCGCAGTTAAATATCATCTAATCAATTACTTCTCAATTGATGAGTCATCTTTGATTATTGTTTTAACCTCTCCGGCAGGATCTATCGCAAATACTTTTACGCCATCTACTACTTCTACTTTTGCTGTAAAGATATTATCGAGCTCTATCTCTACTACTTCACCTTCTTTTGCATTCTCATCAAGCCACTTATAAAGCTGCTCGGTAATATATGTCATTAGAACAACGATTGCTGACTTATCCCTAAACCTCATTCCATATTTATTACCTGCAATCTCTCTAAAATATGAATGTGTAAGATCATTCTGAAGATCAATTTTTATAGCATTGCTAGGGATTTCATTAGGATTAAATGTCCAAACAAGGCTCCAGTTTCCAGGATTATCTCCTTCACCATCAAAATATTCAACAGTTGCTGCTGCAATTGGCTTACCTGTAACTTCTGTGATCAGGAATGATGTTGGTGCCTCTTTAGACATATTATCCTTGAGAACTCCAGCTACTCCATAAAACAGAGTATAATATAACTTCTCGATATGAGTTTCAGCTACATCATATCCTTTCTCATTATACAGACCACTTGAAATGTTGTGAGCTAAATTAGTACTATTGAATTCCATTTTAATATCCTCCTAAAATAAATTTATTTTGTTTATACACAATTATAGTATATTATTTAAACTATAATTACCTCACCTAAATATTTTTCAGTATTTTCCATAAACTCATTTATTGGAACTATTACTGTATTATCTTGTTTTAAGGCTTTTATCACCTTGCCACTACTAAATCCTTCGTATGGAACTAATAATATATCTGTTTTCTTGGTTACCGATCCCTCATCAGCATCATATCCCTTGGTATTTAATAGTTCCATTAATTGTAAATTTCTAACTCCAGAAAATCTTATTTGTTTTTTATTATTAAGATTTCCTTTAGTATCTATAATCATGTTGTTATCTAATATGAATTTGATATCTTTAGCATATAATGGAAACTCTTCTACGATAACTTCTTTAGTTACACCTTCAGATATTACATGTGAAATTGATATATTGAAACTTTCTGCACTGTCAGATGTTTCCCATAAATAATATAATTCTTTTAAAGTTATATTTTCAAAGATATTTTTCCATTTCTTATGAGCTATTCCTGTAAATCCTAATGAGCCCATAAATATATAATCTTTTATCTTATTATTCTTTAGATCTTGAAGATTACTATAAAAAGTTCTTCCATCTGCTCCACCTAATTTATTTACATAATAATCTAAATTATAGTCATATAATTGGTAGAAATTCTGTATATCTTTTATTGAATTAAATGATGCTTCTGCGAACCCTTTGATATTCAATTTACTAAACATATTAACCATACGTTTCTGGTTTCTTGCTGGACATTCTCTATTTGGACAAATAGCTGTATCTCCAGAGCTAGAAGTAACTAATTCTGTACCACATATTGGGCATACTTTCGTAAATTCAAATCTTTCATTTGGGTTGTTTCTATTATGCTCACAATCTAAACTGCTTACATAAGGCATTACATCGTTTATATATGTGACATTTATATAGTCTCCATACTTTAAATTCAATTCATTAAATCTTTTTAAACTAGATCCTGTAGATTTAGTATGAATAGTTCCTATAAATTCTACTGGATCATAATGTATCATTGGAGTTACTTGACCATGTTGTCCAACTTCATAAGTTATACCCCTTACAATAGTTTGTTTCTCTAAAGGATCAAACTTAACAGCCATAGAATATTTATTTATATAATTCTTTCTTCCCAATTTATGTCTAATATTCTCATCCAAGTATGATACCACTATTCCATCATACATAAAATTCAAATAATCTCTACAAGTTTTAGCTTCATCTAGGAATTGTTTTATATAATATAATACTTCTTGAACTGTTCCTTTAAAATAACAATATCTTAACGGTTCCCCATGCGATCTAAATAGACTATTTATAAAATGTATTTCTTCCAATCTATTATTAATCCATGGTGTCTGATCTCTATCTACAGCTAATGGTACCAATGTTATTAGATCTCTAAACATATAACCATCGCTAGCACCAAATAAACCAACTATTGCAGTTCTACAATTACGATAATTCTTTTCCCTTAATTGATTAAAGGTTTCAAGATTAGATTTTGTAATTATAGCTTCAAATTTAACTCCAAGAGGCTCTTCACCTATCATAGCTCCAGCTTGTCTAAACGGATATCCTTGTAATATTGGTGTTATATCGGCTGCTGCACCAATACCAGTATCTCCTCTAGTTCTTGCAGATATTAATTCAAGTCCACAATCCGCTTCTACAGAAATTCCATCATATTTTAATTCACATACGATTTCGATTTCTTGATTACTTTTAATGATTCCCTTTTCAATATGATCTTGAAAGAAATCTCTTTCCAATATCTTTACATTAGAATCATCAAAACATCCCGCATTTATTGCGTCTTGATTTAATACGAACTTACATTTATCTAGAGTTCCAACCAAGTCTGGATGATTATGAATTGTATTATGTTTCCTTTTGCTGACAGCTTCTTGATCAAATGATATAGGAGAAACATGAAAATCATTTCTATTAAGTCTCGGTTTTCCATTTAGAGTTAATTCATTATAAATCTCTTCTCTAATTTCATTCCTTTTTGGTTGTTGTACAAAACTTATTGGCTGCGATGCTATTTTTATATCAGATTGATCATTAACAAAACTTTGTTTAAACTCTACAACTGCAGATCCAACTTGAAAATTAGCATCATAAGTCTTATATTTCTCAAAAAGCAAATCATAGAAGCCATCTTCAATCGGAAGTATAATCATATCGGTTCTATTATATAAGATATTACAAGACATGATCAGATATTTTAATGTTTCTATTTCATCTGAAGATAATTCAGATTTATTATAAATATCCATTGCAATCTTGTTTAATCTATTAATATTAGAATCGTTGATTACACTTCCGTTTCCTAAACATAATTCATTAAATAAATTTATTACAAATTCTTTTTCCATTTCGCCTCCTTTCTTATTTATAGTATATTATTATAAATAATCTTAAGGTAATAAATTATAATCTGGAATAATATCTGGAAAAATTTTGCCCCAATCATATCATTTCCCCTTATAATAAATTTATTTTAGCGATAATCTATCAATAGCATATATACTTTTTTCTATATGATTACTTTCACTTATGAAACTTATATCACGATCAGTTATATCATATTTATGAGAAAATTTTATACCTTCGCCACTTTTAAGTTTTGTTTCCTCGTATATATGTAAACCACTAGATAATAAGTTTTTATAATTTTGGGAAAGTCCTATAAAAAATCTTATTTGAGAAAAATATAATGTTGGGTCGGCAAAGGGACAATTTAAAACACTGAGGATTTCTCTCGAATTATGTAATAAACTACACGTTTTTATTGTTTTATCATTTATATTAATTTTCTTCTTTTTAATCATCATCATTATATTCCTATAACTAATTATTTTAACGTCAATATTCCTTTTTTATTATAAGAACGAGATATAATTGTATATTTATAATGAGATTTAACCGATCTATCATGTAAACCTCTTTTGAAGAATGATTCAAAATCTAAATACATCCCATCTTGGCTTAAATAATTATTATATCTAGAATGGCTCCTATTATGAATAACTTTAAAGGGTTTAGTTTCATCTATATCTTCCGGCACATAAGGAGTATCAAAGAATACCCAAGGAGCATTACTATCAAATATTAGACTTCTATCCATATAATGCTTAGATATATCTTTTATAGATAATTTGTTTTTCTTTATAAATCTCATTTTTATTATATTTATCACCTCCTTATAATCATAATATATTATTACAAATTAATACGAATATAATTGGGAGGAATAAAATCCTCCCAATTCTTATTCTTTTCTTCTAGTATCTATACCATCAAATAAGAATGGCGATATTGCCTTTTTATATTTAGCAGATTTAAATTTCTTTTCTCTATCTTTAAAATCTTGCTCATAATCAAATCCTTCTCTTTCAGATTCTGGAACAAAACTAATAGGATAAGTAATAGGATCTTTATCAAAATATACACCTGATACAGTAATCTTTTTCTTAACTTTCTTGGTTTTAATGAATGCAATTCTTCTACCAATAGTTTTAAGATAAGTAGCTGCGATCTCCGCAGATCTATTCTTACTATTAGAATCAAGTTTAATATCAATTTTAAACGGATCTTCAGTATACATTTTTTCTACAAGTCTTCTTCCCTGAGGAGACAAACTATGTATCATCATATTAGTTATAACAGCATCCGCACCAATATGATTCATATTATTAGTCTCCATATTACCAAATCTAATAGGAGTATTAGGATATAATTCTTTGAAATCTTTTCTAGCTTTAGACTTAGTATTCTCATTTCTTATATTAGTTGCACTTAATGAAGTTGCCGAGAATTTCTCTTCAGCGAATTGCTTAAGTCTATAAATATATTGTTTACCAACCACAACCCTCTTTCTAGATTTAACATATCTAGTCTCTCCATTGGATGCTTGTATGGCAACCTCTAATTCATTCTGTTTAACGAATGGAAATGCTTTATATATCTCGTTTAATTTATCTATAGTCATAGTATCAGTGATAGGTCTCATAGATAAATGTATAGCTCCATCATTTATAATAGATTCAATAAAGAACATTAAATCCTCTGGTGAAGAATTCTTTCTATATTGTTCTAGTGCTTCTGCTTGCTCAGGAGAACAGAATGATATATATTTCTTTATAAGGTTATAGGCTTCTTCTAAAGAATATTCTCCCTTCTTTATCTCATCAATAATAGCTGCACCAATATGCGTTAATGATAACTCAAAACACTGTCCAGTATTTTCTCTATTAATCATTGTAGATGAATTAAAGATTACATCTACTTGCTCATAATCTCCACTACCATTTTTGAATCTAGGCATATATTCGTTAGGCCATATACTAGATACAATACCTTTACCACCATATCTATTAGCAGCTTTATCTCCTACCAACATTGGAAGATCTTCAAGTACTACCACTTCAAGAATTATATTAGAGAATGGTCTCTTATCAATATATTGATCATGATCACATACTCTTTGAGCAAGTGTATTTATTTTCTGCAATTCATAAGATAGTTCATATCCCTCGGATATATAAGGTAATAATACTTTATGAATCTCTGTAGATTGTCTCATTAATTCATTATAATATAATTTCAATTGGGCATAATAATGAGTATCTAATATATCTGGATTATTGCAGAATATATTTACATCTACAACTTTTCCCCTAACCTGTCTTCTTTCATCTGACATTGTAAATTTTCTAAGTCTATCTACAGATTGCGAGAATAAAGCTTCTTCTTTTTTCTCTTTTCTAAGTCCTATAAGATTTGCATCTTTTACATCTTCACCAATATCTGGTATTACTTTATATACATTTTCATCACCATATATATTCAGAGGAATATCATTATCATTTATTGGAATTTTTACAACATTAATCAATGGTGACACTAATTTATCAGCTGCATTCTGTGACATAATAATAGAATCTTCCATATTATCATCAAGAGCCATATATGCTACATTAAAATTTCTACCATCTTTTCTATTATTATATTCATCAAATGCTAATGACTTCTGAAGTATAGTTCCATTTGGTACATAAGCACCAACTTGAAGATTATCCATTACTTCATTATTATAAAGATAACCATAAGATTCTGTAATGTGCTCATATGATATTCTCTCCACCACATCTAATTTTTTCTCATGTATATTCTTTAATATAAGATAATAATGATGATCTGGAGCAAAACTAAATTTGCTAATCTTTGCTACAACTTGATAATCTGCATCTGCTCTAAGAATAGAAGATGCATAATCGCCGAATCTAATCTCATAACCAGTTTCTATTATTGCTTTCTCTGAAGTAATCAAAGGTAATATATGATCGCTATGAGTAGAAAACATTATCTTTCTGGCACCAGCATTACATCCATTAAATGGTTGCCTTAATCCTCTACCTAACATTTGTTCAGGAGAACTTATACCAGCTGATACTTCTTCCATCTGCTCAATAAAGTTTAATGAACCCATTATAATACCACTCCTTCTCTACATATAGTACACTGTATATGTAGTGATTTTTTCCATAGTTTCGTTTTTAGTATCTACTTTTATTACTTGATATAGTAAATTATTAGATTCTTTAGCTTTTAAAAACTTTTCTTTTGAATAATCTTTTGGAAAATCATCCAAACAATCTACATTATAATTATATTTGATATATTCTTTGAATTTGTTATATAAAGTTGGATGCCTTTTCAAATACGGAATAACAACATAGTGGAGTTCTTTTATTTTATTTGATCCAACTTTTATCAAATTTATAATATTAGAATCTATAAATTTATAAAATATATTATCTTCATGAGTTATATATACCATCATTATATTCTCCAAGTTATTATTCCATTATTAATATCATAAGGTGATATATTTACTTTTACACTATCCCCAACTACCAATCTAATATTTGATAATCTAATTCTACCGCTAACAGTACACATTGTTTCATGATCATTTTCTAATTTAACTTTAAATTTGCCACCTGGGACTTTATCTATTATGGTTCCTACAATTTCAAAATTATCAGATTTTGACACAATATACTTCTCCTTTCCATTTATATAGTATATTATTCTAGTTTTCTTTAGGCATTCCCATACTAGTAATAGAATCTAATATATCATCTTCTAATGAATTCTCTTCAAAATGTTTATTTTTTGTATCTGATAAGAATGTACACAATGTTTCGTAACATTTCTTAGAAAAAGCTTCTCTTAATTCTTTATGATCTTCTAATTGTTGTTTAAAATTCCTCTGTGAGAATTTAATATCTGGGCATTCATCTAAAAATAAATATGCACCTGCTCCGCTTAATTTGCCTTCATTTTTAAGAAGCATAAATAGTGATAGAATATTATCAAAACATCCTTCTGATTTATTAAATATCATCGGTACAGTTTTCTTGGTTGCATTTGTTCTAGACTTAACCAAAGTAATTGTAACTACAGAACCATCTATACCAAAATCTTTATCTGCTTTAAGAGTAAGACTATCGTCTGCTCTAAACATATTATTTGCAAGATATATAGCAGCTTTACCACCAGGCAATCTTTCTCCTTGTTTTAAACCAGATATCTGTGCAGCTTTCGGGATAAATCCCATTTGTATCTCATCAAGAATATGATTTACAGTAAATAGAATAATATTAGCCTCTTTACAAAGTTGAGATATTCTCTTGAATAATTGTGTATTAGATTTTGCAATGCTAGATGCAGTCATTGATCCAGATAATTCATCTTTTTCAGTTACATCCTCAGGAAGTAACATCGGCAAAGAATCTATCATATATACAGTTGGAACCAATTTATATATTCTATTTCCATATGTGTCAAATAATCCAGTATCATATTCGAACTCTTTTCTATTATTAACTTTTATATCATGAATAGTCTGTATTCTTTGAAATACATTTTCTGTAGTAATCCCAGAATTTCTAACTTCTACATATTCAGATATTTCTTCTGAAGTTAATCCTAATAAAAATTCTTTTCTTACCTGAGGAAGAGATCCTTCAATATCATCAATATATATTCCCGTGCTCAATCCTTTTTTGATAAACGGTTTAATAATATTACCACCCATTTGAGTTATTAAAGTAGATTTTCCTGAACCAGATCTACCAATAACTGTATTAGTTGATCCATCAACAATACCAACAGAATTATATGTAAAAGTTCTTTCTTCCGACTCTACATGAACTACTGTTCCGTTTAAATAATCAATAGAAAGAAAACCAGTAGAATATAATACATCAAATTCTGCAACTGAACCGACCCCAGCGGTTTTCAATTTACTAACTTTTTCTCTAAATTTATCTTGTAATCCCATATTTTAATATATACCTCCTATTTTAATAGTAGTTATTTTACCGAATTATAGAATAGTTGATATATATGTAAAATATGATTTTTGATACGAATATAGGTTAGTTTTTATCTTTTCGCAAAAATAATGGTGGTCGAGAATAATCTATTCCGTCTAAATAATAATTTTTTCTATTTAAATGATTCTCTGAATAATTTTTACTAAATATAGAAATATTTGGTCTTATTTTGCAATGACTACCACCAACACCTTTAAGTCGATTTTTCTTGAATCTTGCACCAATAAACTTAATATGATATTCTCCTGAATCATATTTTAGTGATGTTACAGATATTCTACTATGTCTATTAGATATTTCTATTAATGAAGGGAGCCTAACACTCCATTCTATAATAGAATTATAGTCGCTATCATATATTAAACTTTTATTATCAAATATCATCATTTAATCCTCATATTTTCAGTATTTATAAATTTTCTATTTCTTTATAATAGAACAAATATAACTATGAATAATATTCATATTCAAGCTAATCTTTTTATAACTATCATTGTCACTTTTCCAACTAAGAGGTTCAATTTCTCTAGTTACCAAATCATCCAGTGCTCTATCATTTTCACACCACGAATATGATCTTCCACCTAAAGAAAATCTTCTTTCAGGGTATGAAGTGCTACTCAAGCTATAACGTGATCTGGATATAGGTCTAAAAAACTTAATAAGATTAAAAACAGATCGACGATTTAAACCATACTGAGGATTAGGTTCAGGAAATATCATAGAGCGAGCATAGTTGCTCATTTTATTTCTATTTATCATTTAATTCCTTTCTGATAACAGTAATAATTTCATCCTGAAGTTCTGCCGGATTAATAGTTTTTGTTTTATGTTTGTTGATAATCTTTGTAGTAGTATCTTTAGATAATCCGAAAGATTCGCACATTTTACGAGCAGTATCTTTATTAATATCTGTAAGCTCTATTACCTTATCAAATCTTCCCTTTCTAGTTATAGCACTATCAAGTCTATCATAATAGTTTGTAGTGGCCACAAAGATACAATTATTAGGGCTATTTACACCATCAAGGAACGATAAGAGTTTAGTAACCCTAACCTTCTGATCATCTGTAGCTTCACCATCATCTCTGGACTTGAATATAGCATCTATTTCATCTATAAATATTACAATCTTAATATTATCATTATTAATAGCATTGGTAAGTTCAATAAGATTAATATCATCAAATGTAGAAGTATCTATAGATACAAGATCATAATCTAATTCAGATGCTAAAGCTTTGGCAAGGGTAGATTTACCAGTTCCAGCTTTACCATATACAAGAATACCAGTCTTATGAATAAGACCTCTCTCTTCAAACGTATCTGCACATTTCTCCCAATTATCTATATGATTCATAATTTCTTCTTTAATATTATTATCGAAGAATAATGTATCGAATCCGCGCTTATTTATAAAAGATTTAATAGATGTCCATCCATCTCTATCTCCAGAAATCTCATACAAAGTAAGCATCTCCGTATCTTTCTTACCAGTATTTTCAATAAACTGTTTAATCTTCTTAACTATATTTAAAGAATCTTTACCAATAATATATAAATCAAGATTATATATAATATCAGAATAATTACGACCATTTCTATCAGAAAATGTAGGGTATCCGTAGACAATAATTCTAGAACCAGTATGAGTATCTATTGTAAATAAACTATCAACATAATATTTACCATCTGCTTCTATAGTATGCTTAGAAAAATACTTATCAATCTTTTTAAGCAATTTCATATATCTATCATATTCTGAACTATTAGATGTTATTTTTAACGGTATAGAAAATCTAGTCTTTACAATATTAATGCCTAAATCTAAAGCCTTATTTTCCAAATTATAAATTATCGAGTTACCGAAAAAATCCTTATTAATCATGTCTATTCTCCTTATCTTTAAAAATTTTTGTCCGGTATATATTAATATATACCGGACTTCTACGTTAATCTAAATTATCTTTTTTACTTATTGATTTTTCTCCCTGGTAATGAATTGAAATATCATACTCTGTGGCGACAAACTTCTCCACTTTACAACCATGAGCATTTTTCCACCCATTACACATATAAATTACATCCACATCCTCTAGCATTTGAATAGCTCTGCCGAGCCACCATAATCTACTAGCTTCTTCAGGTAGTTCTTCATTATTTCTAGCATTAGTTGTACTTACTATCTCCAGTTCATTATTTCTATCATAAAATTGATATAATTCCTTTATTTCTTTTATAGCTATATCTCTTCTCGATTTTATCTCATCATCTGTTAACCCATTCATTGGTTGCGAAATGAATACTTTCATACAGTTATCTCCTTATTATATTGCTATTGGGATATTCTTTATTTGAGGACCATATTTATAATCCTTTATTATAAGATCATCCGTAGTAAATTTATAAAAATCTTTTACATCTGGATTTAATGATACTTTTGGTGCTGGATAAGATTCTCTGGATATTAATTCTTTAACTAGATCTACATGTCTATCATAAATATGAATATCTGTAATACAATGCATTATCTGTCCAGGAATCATATCTACAGACTGTGCAACCATCATTAGGAATATTGCATATTGAGCTATATTCCAATTATTAGCTGCTAGCATATCATTAGATCTCTGATTAAGAGTCATATTTAATACTAACTTATCTTCACCTTCATCTGTTACATTAAATATTACATTATAGCAACATGGCTGAAGTTGCATTTCACTGAGTTCTTGAACGTTCCAAAGATTAATCATTATTCTTCTAGAAAACGGAGTATTTTTAAGATCATATAACACAGCATCCATCTGATCTAAAAAGATATAATCGTTTAATACCTTTGCATCTTTATATGCTAAATTATTATATAAAAAATTAGATATTGGAAAATTAGATACTGGATCTCCTACCAATTTATTTTGATATCCATATCCTCGTACAATATTACAATATTTTTCAAATGATCCATATTTTTCAATTATACCATTCCAGGATATTTTTTCTGTATGATGTAAATATTTTTCTGCTACTTGGTATCCATAAGCTTTTCCGATTGTACCATATTCATCTGCCCATTCATCCCAAATAGATGAATTGAGATCTTTTAATAAACAAGATTTTCTTTGATATATCCAAAGAATTTCATCCATTGCTGATTTAAGATATGTCTGTCTTAAAGTCATTGCTGGAAATTCTTCCCTTAAGTCATACTTAGCACAATAACCAAACTTCTTTATTGTGTAAGCTGGTGTTCCATCTGACCATTTAGGTCTAACCTTTTGTCCTTCTGTAGATGTGCCATTTTCTATTATATCTTTTGCTGTAGATATAAATATATCATCTGCTTTACTCATATACTTCTTCTCCTCTTTATCTTACTATTTAAAATCTTCCATAGTAACATTTACTGGAAGTCTCACTCCATTGTAATTAATATATAATGTAGGTAAACTAGGAAATTTATAAAGATATAATTCTGTAGGGTCTCCTTTAATTGCTTCTTGCCAAGTCATAGAAGGATCCCATATGATTTTAATATCATCTATAGTAAAACTACTATTTTTATTCATATAATATACTGTAATTGATTTATTATTCATTTATTTATACTTCCTTTATTTTTATAATATGCAATAGTACATATCTAAATGTTAATTTTATTATATGAATAAAAATAATATGATGTAATGATGTTTATAAACATATTATTCAAAAAATAATATATAAGAGGTAGTTAATACTACCTCTTATATTTATATTATCTAAT